TTAATATTAGGGGTGTTGCAGATCCGTTTACTTGAAATTGCAAACTTCTGTTATTATTAAAATGAATAATTCTTGATATAAAATCAATACCAGAATAACCAAAATCAATATATGAAGTATTTGATGAACCATTTGCTCCACTATTTAATTGTATACCAGAATTACCATCACTACCAATACCCATAGATATACCGTTTCCTGGTGTAGCATTAATTAATCCAGCTACATGCAATGCTGATCCAGGAGAGGTTGTACCAATACCTACATTTCCACTTTCTGAAATCACCATTCGAGTAAGAGCACCAGGACCAACACTAGTTAAGAACTCTAAACGCCCTGCATCATCCCATCCTAATAATCCATCGACTGCTTGTGATGTTGAACGTATCATAGCACTATCAACGCCACGATTTAATGATTTCCAAACAAGTTCTCCATGATTTAAATTTCCACCTTGAATATTTGAAGTATATCTGGATAATGTTAATTTAGGAATTGATGTATTATGTAAGTGCAATAATGCTTGTGGACTAGTAGTACCAATACCTACATTACCTGCCCCATTAATAGCCATTGTTCTTGAACCAAATAATCCTAATCCTAAAAAATTCGATGTTGATCCTGTTGTAACATTACAAAAAGATAATTCAGACTGGTTATTTGTACTAGCTGCTCTACCAAATGTAATATATCTTTCAGCATTATTACCTGCCATCCCAGAATCTAAAGCTGATATTAATCTACCTGCGCCTAAATCTGTACTACTACCAATTAAAACACCTCTAGTAGTATTAATTCTAGCTATACCAGTAACGTCTAAAGTGTAAGCTGGACTAGTAGTACCTATACCTACATTACCACCAGTTGTGAAGATATTACCGATAGTATTTGAATTTCCTATGGCTGAAAAAAGAGTACTTGCTACAACTACACCTGCACTTATATTTGTTGCTGTTATATTGGAAATATTTGCGGTTCCAGAATTAACATATAAGGACTTAGCAATAGTAACACCTCCAGCCACATATAATGCACCATTATTAACACCAATATTTACATCTTGTGTATTTAATATTTGCATAGTATTTGTAATTAATGTACCTTGAGTTTCTAAACCACTTCTATCATATGTGCCAGTATTTGTTATTTCATTTACATTATATCTTAATATACTATTACTATAATTTGTAATATTTGTTGATGTATATTGGATTTGACCAAGTGAAGTTATAGTAAAATTAAATCCAGATATATCACCCATACTTGACACTAATAACTCCCAACTAGAGTCTTTTTGATTGCCTTCTAAAGTAAACGATTCGTATAAATTTCCTCCAATTGTACGAGTAATACTTGCAGTTAAATTTATAATAAAAGATCTAATATCAGAATTATTAAAATATAGTGCTGTTACATTAGATGCTACTGGTACATTATTACTAGGCGTAAAAGATCCAGAAAACATATTAGATACACCTAAATTAATACTATTTGCAATTATATTTCCAGCTGTTGTAGCACTACCACCACCACCACCACCACCACCTAAAGACCCCCATGTACTTCCAGTACCATATCCTTCAAACTCATCTGTATCAGAATTATATCTTATAAAACCTTGTTCAGCAGAAACTGGACGTTCAGCTGTTGTTCCTTTAGGAACTTTTAACGTTTGACTATCTATATAAACATCACCTAACATAGATACCCTGCCACTATATGTAGAATATAATACATTACCAAATTGTGAATTTGCAAGTGCAAAATTTCCAGAACTAACTGAATTAACATTTTGACCTAATGTCCATGAAGATCCAGTATTACTTGATGATGCAAAGTTATTTTTACTATAAAAACAAATACTAGTTTCAGATTTTTCAGTTGTGGGTGATAATTTAATTTGCGGTGCTGAATCTGTTCTTAATAATATATTACTATTAATCCCTAACCCACCATATAATACTACACTTGCATTTTCTGAACTTGTAGCTACAGTTGAATTTAAAATATTAAGTTTACCACCAATATATACATCTTTACCAATTGCTGCACCACCGGCTACACTTAATCCACCACCAGCAGTAACACTACTTGAATTTACTGTATTAGAAATACCCATACCTCCAGTTAAAACAATAGCTCCAGATGAATAACTAGTACTAGAATTAGAACTACTAAAATTCAAATTACCAGTAGATGTGGTTGTAAGGCTCAACGATCCTTGTATATATACACTACCAGTAATACCCATTCCACCAGAAACTGTTAATGCACCTGTTGTTGCATTAGTACTTGCTGTACCACTTGATAAAATTACATCATTTGTAAAAGTAGAACTTGTGTTATTTATAATTAATCTACTTGTTATACCATCTGGTAACACATTTACAGTTCCATTGTTTAATATTTGAAAACGCATTTTATCATCACCTGTAAATAAATTAATAGTTCCATTAGCAGTATTCCCAGCATACAGATTTAATTTACCATCAATTTCATTTCCATACAAAATTATACGACTTCCTGTTGTATTTAAAGAAGATGATCCTGCTAATCCTAAATAACCATCATTACTTCCTGTTGTTGTATTTATACCTATAAAATTGTTTTTATTTAATGTCAATATCGAATTCATATTTGTTGTTGTATTAAACCCAATACCTAATTTTGATCCAATAATAACACCACTAGAATTTCCATTAACATTAAAAAATGTATAACTATTATTAGACTCACTATTTAAGATCAAATCACCAAATGCAGAATTTATTTTAACATTATTTAGATTATCTAATGATATAATATTTGAGCGTGATGTTCCAGTTATATCTAACCATTTTAAATATTTATTATTATCTATTGTTAAATTATCCTTAAAATTATATGAACTTGACATCTATTATAAATAATAAAGAAAATAATATCTTGTAACATTAATTCTAATTAAATTAATTAAAAATTTCTATAAAAAAAAATTATTTATATATATAAAATATAAAATGAATACTCAAATGCTTATGACAGCTATATCTTTACTATTGGTTGGAATTTTTTCTATTGCCACTTCATCCATTGCCATTGAATGTTATGATTATAAAGACACTACAAAAACAATAAAAGAAGCCAAAGAAGGCAATTATACTTTTGTAATTGTTAACTTAGTTTTTGCAATTATAATGGTGATTGTTTCATTTGCAAGTGCATACTTTGCCACCCAAGGATAATAATATTAAAAAATAAACTTACTAATATAAATTCTATTACTTTTTAAATTAAATAAACTTTTTAAGAATTTTATTTAATTTAAAAATAACATTTATTATTCAATATATAATGTCAACTAGAATTTTTGAAATTAAAACTTTAAAAAGTGTTATTGTAAAAAACTTATTTGAAGTTATTAAACCATATATTAAAGAAACAAATATACTTATAAATAAAGATTGTATTAAAATTTCTACTATGGATACATCAAAAGTATCATTAACATATGTAAAATTAGATGCGAATAAATTTGAAAGTTATCAATGTTCAAAAGCTGTTGTAATTGGAATTGATACTAATACATTTTTTAAAACTATAAAATCTGCTAATAGAAGAGAAACAATTACATTATATATGAATGCTGATGAAGAAGATAAGCTAGGAATAGAATTGGCCGATCCATTTATGGGTAAAATTAAAGATTATAAAATACCATTATTAGTATTAGATGATAAGGTTATTAATATATCAGAAATGATGTTTGATTATGTAATTAATATGCCATCTATTCAATTTCAACAAATTATTAAGGATATACAATTATTAGAAGGTAAAGTTGTTGAAATAAAAAGTATTGGTAAACAATTAATTTTTAGTTGCGATGATGGTCTAGCTGATTTTAAAACGGCCATAAGTGAAATAGATGATAAATTAAACAAAGATCAAAAAACTTTATTACAACAAAATGGCGAAGATATAAGGTCTATTAAATTTGAAAAAACACATGATAAAATAGTACAAGGTAAATTTAAATTAAGTCATCTTATGAATTTTATTAAAGCATCACATTTGTGTGAAAACATGAATATTTTATTAACAAATGATAAACCATTAATATTAGAATATTTTGTGGCTGATCTAGGTGTGTTAAGATTCCTATTGATGGGCCATATCGATTAATTGCTAAAATCAAACCATAAATAGATACTTTTTGATAATTTTAAAAATTATTTGTTACCATAAAAAATTTTTAAAATAATTAATTTTATTAAAAATCTTAGAAATCCTAATTAGGTTAATTTAAAGATAATAATATATGTATAATAAACATGAAAAAGTATAATTTCGATCAAGTTATTGAAATTTTTAAAAATAACAATTGTGAATTACTGTCAAAAGAATATAAAAATAATACAAGTATATTAGAATATAAATGTAAATGTAACAATAAAATAGAAATGACTTTTAAAAAATATCTTGTACAACTTTGTTGCAATGAGTGTCATAAAAAAACATTACAAAGAATATATAAATATGATTTTGATCAAGTTAAACAATATTTCGAAAACAAGAATTGTGAATTAATTTCAACAGAATATATAAATAATAAAACAGATTTAGAATATATTTGCGAATGTAAAAATCGATCTAAAATTACTTTTAAATCTTTTTTAGATGGTCAGAGATGCTCTAAATGCGCAATTGAAAAACGTAAAATTACAAATTTAAATATATACGGAAATGAATGTTCAATGAATTCAAAAGAAAAGATAGAACAAAGAAAACAAAATCAAACAGAACTTACTAAGAAAAGAAAATCAACAAATTTAAAAAAATACGGTGTAGAAATAGCAACGCAAAATCCTTTAATTAATCAAAAAAGAGAAGAAACAAATTTAGAAAAATATGGTGTAATTTGTCCTTCAAAATTAAAAGAATGTGAAGATAAACGAAAATGTACAAATTTAGAAAGATATGGTTTTGAACACGCAATTCAAAATAATGATGTATATCAAAAACAATTAAACCATAGAAAACAATTTAAAGAACATACTTTACCATCAGGGAAAATTGTAAAAATTCAAGGTTATGAAGGTATAGCATTAGATATGCTTATAAATAAATACAATTATAAAGAAGAAGACGTACTTATTGATAGAAAATTATTCCCCAAAATCCTTTACAAATATAAAAATAAAAATAGAAGATATTTTGTTGATATATTTATTCCACATGAGAATAAAATAATAGAAGTAAAAAGTAAATTTACTTTTAGAATTAATATTGTACAAAATATGATTAAAGCTTTATATGCGCGTAAATTAGGTTACGAATTTGAATTTTGGATTATTGATCGTAACGAATTACTTTGTATAATTTAATTAAATTTAATAATGTTAATTGTTTTTGTTTAAAATTAACATTTATATTATTATAAATATATATAATATGAATGATTCTGACAAAAAAACATTTAGTTCAATAAAAAGTGCAAAGTCTTCAAATTCAAGACGTTCGCAATCTAAAAGTAAATTAGAAAAGGTAGATGTAGAATCAGAAGATATTTCATTGTCTCAATTAGAATTAATGGCGAATAAAAAAAAAATAAATAAACAGGAAAAAGAATTAACAGAAAAAAATTCTAATTCTAAAAGTGAAAATGAATTTAAAAAATCACGCACATCTTCATCTAATAGTTCATCAAGTTCCTTAGATGATATAAGAGACAGAAGAAGAAAAGACCGTTTTGTTACAAAGGAAAATAAAAATGATATGATAAGACAAGAGAAAAGTGAATTGTTATTTAAGTTTAACAAATTAAACATTAAAGGCCAATGGAGTTCTTTACGTTTAGACATGAACAGTAGTCTAGATGAAATAAAAAACGAATACGAAAGAGTACGTAATGAAATTCAAACTGAACGTTCTGTTGCATTCTTTAAAAGAATGTTATTATTGGGTGTTCAGGGTATAGAAATGATGAATACTAAGTTTGATCCTTTAGGTGTTGATTTAGATGGATGGAGTGAAGCTATGGGATATTCTATGGAAAATCAAGAATATGATGAAGTAATGGCTGAGCTATATGAAAAATATAAAGGTAAAGGTCAAATGTCACCAGAAATGAGATTAATCTTTATGATTATTAGTTCAGCTACAATGTTTACTATTTCTAAAAAAATAACAAAAATGGATAGTGGTAGCCCATTTAAATCATTTATTGGTGGCTTAATGAGTAATCAACAACAACCTAAAACTACATATGTACCAAGTGCAAATGATTTAAGAAATGACAATATATCAGAAACATCAGATGATAATATGCCTTCTCGTATAAATGGTCCTAATTCCCAATATATTAACGGTAATGAAATAGATATTAATAATATTTTAAAAACTATGAATGATAGAAAATTAGAAAAACAACAACAATCAGAAGATGACATTTTTAAAAATATCCCTATGAATAAAACTAAACGTAAAGGTCGTCCAAGAAAAACAAATAATAGTATACGTATGCAATAATAATATTTAATATCAAAACTAGGCTTGTGCCTGCAAGTAAGTTCTTGTTTGCAGGAGCGAGCCCTATTTTGATATTAATTACTTTAAGTAATATTTTTTATGGTTTCTTTTTTTCGTATACGTTCGTCGACTAGTGTAAATACTGTTTTTGATAAAAATGCACTAGTTATAACATTAGGATCTATATTTGTTAATTGTGCACCAATTATCATAGAAATATAAAAAGAAGTAAACATTACTATATTTTTTAAATTTGTATCATTTGTTTTTGTAAATTCAAAATATAATACAGCTATAAATAATCCTTTTATTACATGTTGTAAAATATCATTCATTATTAATATAATATAATATATGAAAAAAAAAGTTTATAATAAAATTAATTAAGGATTTAAAATATATTAATAAAAATTAATTAAGAAATTTAATATAAACTTTTTTTCACATATTATATTAAGAGAATGAGTTATTCATATTTAAAAAACGTTTTTCCTAAATTTGAGGATTCTACAAAAGTATATAATAGTAGTTTGTATACACAGATTGATAATTGTGAATCAAGTATACCTGTACCAGAATCAATTGTAAATGAAAACCAATATCCTATTAAAATTCAGGAACAACAAAATGATATTGTTTTACCACAAACAAAACTATTAGAAAGTTTTAATGCAGAAACTGAATTAGCACCTATAAATATTTTAAATAATAAAAAATCTTCAGACAACTTAAAATTTTATAATTCCCCTTATGTACCAATCTACAATAAAAATTTAGTAGAAAAATTTGAAGACACTAATTCAAAACTAGATTGTGATTTATATATTAAACATATAAATGATTGTAATAAATGTAGATCTATTGTCTTAAAACAATTTGGTATAGAAACAGATAGAATAAAAAACGAAGAAATAATGGAAATCATTTCATATATTATTTTTGGGTTATTTATATTATTATTAATCGATTCTTTAAAAACATCTAAATAATTACTTTATTTTTTATTGAAAAAATAAAGATTAATACGTATATTAATAAATAATAATTTATTAAAATTTATTAATATGGATATAGATGAAAATGACTTATTATTTAGTAATCAATATGTCCCCTATCCAGAACTAGAAAAAGAAGTATCTTCACAATCAAATGAAGAATTTAAAAAATTTTATGAAAAAGAACAATCTTTACAAGAAGAAAAACAAATTAGTGAAAATTTAGAAAAAATTTCAATTAAAAATTTCCGTTTAGATGACGAAACAGATGATCAAAATTTATTAAATACAAATAAATTCGAATTGCAAAATACAAATACAAACGTAAATACAAACGTAAATACTAATGAAAATTTAAAAAGAAGAACAAAAGAAGTTATATCATATGTTAGTGTAGATTCTAGAGATAGAAATAAATCATTATATCCTAAAGCTAGTAATTTTAAAATTTTTTTAGGTAAAACATTTTACAATGTTAAAAATATTAAATTAGCTAGTATGGAATTTCCAAACACAAATGCTGTTATAAATTCAAATAATAATAAAATATATTGGAGAAATAAAGAAGATATTGATATTGATAAAATTAATGATATAACAAAAGAATATCCCATATACGATACTACTCTTAGAATAGGTAGTTATGTTGCTACATCTTTACAAACAGAAATATTTAATAAATTTTCATTAATAAAAAGACAAGATGGCGATTCTGCTGATTATCATTATTTTATTGTAAATTTAGATTTAGATACAGATATAGTAACATTTACATCACTTATTTTAACTCAATTGCCTGTTAATCCTTTATCTACTCTTTCTGGATCTGGTTTAATCACCGTTCATCATCCCAATCATGGATTTAAAACGGATGACCGGATTTATTTAGTTGGAGCACAAACATTAGGCGGAATAACTGCCCAATATTTAAATACACTTCATACTATAACTATAATTCCAAGTACTTCTGGTGGTTCGGATTATTATCAGTTTGAAGTTAATATTAAAGCAGCTTTAGCAGTACAACTTGGCGGTGGTAATACTGTGAAAGCTGGAAAAATAGCTCCTTTTCAACTTTTGTTTGGTAATTACTCAAATATAGTTGCTCAAAATATCGGATTTCCATTAGAAAACAGTTCCCAGTTAATAAAAACGTATATAAAGTCAATTGAAACAATTTATCAAGTGTTAATTACAACAACAGAACCACATCGTTTAATTAACACGTTTGATCATTTAGGTCAGAATTGTACTATAACTGGATCTGGTACTACACCAAATATAGATGGCACTCGTATTATAACTAAAATAATTAATCAGTATAGTTTTTTAATTTTAGTAAATAATCCTTTGTCTATAATAAATCTTACTAATCCTACATTAACATTTAATTTTCCACCTCATACAAACACATTAGAAATTTCATCCATATCTAATTATAATTTTAATACTGTATTAATAACAAGCTTTACAGACCATAATTATGATGTATCTCATATTGGATCAAATGTTACATTATACGAAACAAAAACAGTACCTATTTTAGATAATATACATCAAATAGATGGTATTTTTGCACAAGATAGTTTCACTATAATCGAAACTATATTAGCAGAATCTAATACTAATACTATTGGCGAAGGTGGATATATATCTAGAAATCACCCTATAACTACACATACTGTAAATATTACCGGTATAACATCTGGGTCAATAACAACACTTCTGTGCCCCAATCACAACCTAAGACCCAATGATAGAATACAAATTAATAATATTATATCTAGTCCAAATATTAACGGGTCTCATTCTATATACACAACACCTAATTCTAACACTATAACTATAAATTACACCACAAACAGCGCATCTTTATCGACAGAAAGTGAGACCCAATCATATATTGGAACAGGATTATATACAGTTTCCTTTCCCAGTCACAATTTTAATAATATAATAAGTATTCAAAACACATCAGGATATCCAACTGGTTTTACATCTGGTAATTTATTTGTTGTACAAACACAATTACCACATGGATTATCTGATAATCAAAAAATACGTTTTTCACAAACTCAAACCTCTGCAAATGTTAATTTAAATACTGGTCATACAATTACTACGATAGATTCTGATGAATTTATAATTGGAACAACAACTGGTTCTGGATTATTATCGCCTATTACATCTGGTATTGTTGGATTTAATCAAGAATTTAAATTATATAATATAAATGATATTGGTGGTATTCAAGGTCAAAATTTAAATAATAAAAATTTTTCAATTAGAAATATTATAGATGAAAATACTTTTAATTTTTATACAAATGATTTTTTGGCTAGTAACACAGAATCAGGTGGTGGAAGTTCTGCTTATATAAGTAGTTTAATTCATGGTTTTAATGGTATACAACAAAATACTAAAGATAATATTTTAAATAGATCTATTAATTTACAAGGCGAAAATTATAGTTTCTTATGTTGTCCACAACTTTCTACTATGATGAACACAGGAGATGTTCGAAATATTTTTGCAAGAGTCATTTTAGATCAATCTCCTGGTAGCATGGTTTTTTCTTATTTGAGTAATCCAAAAACATTTGATAAAGTACCACTAGATAAATTAGACGAATTGGAATTTTCAATGTTAAATCACAATGGTACTTTATACGAATTCAATGACCTCGATTATTCATTTACATTACAAATCACTGAAAGTATAGATGTCACTGATAGTTTTAATGTATCAAGTAAAAGAGGAATAGTTGATAATTAATATTTATTATGTCATTTACTTATAATTATATCCCCTTATTTATTATTCAATTTACAAATAATGTAATGATTAATTCATTTACATAACTTTTTGAAACCATACGATATACTTTAAATTTTTTAATTGTATATATCTAATTGTTTTAAAGCTTCAATAGGAGCTTCTATACCAGAACAATCTGTTCCTATACGTAACATTAATATATATAAATAAAAAAATTATACTCGTTTATCTAAATAGTATAATTCATATGTTTAAAATAAACATTTTTATTATTCTTTAATAATATAAATGTTTAAAAAAACATTTGCTGATACTCTTAAAGAAAATTTGACTCAAGATTCATTTAAACCTCTTCCATCACATATTCAAGTATTTAAATCAATACATAAAGAATCTAGTATTTCATCAAATATAACTGATTGTTTAAAAAACAAGTAAAAAGAATATTTTACTGGTCTGAAGACGAATGACAAGGTAAATTATTTTTTATTTATCTGTATAAACATAATACTAGTGGTTATTTTTGCTCATGTGAAGGTCGTGAAATATCATTTAAAAGAGGAATCGTTGATAACTAATAATTATATTATTTATATCATATATAATACAATGAACGATTTTCATAAAATAAACGAATTTATAGATCTTTTAAAAATAAATGAAAAAACTCAAATAGATCAATTTAAAAAAAAATTAGAACAAGAATTTAATGAACAGCATGATAATATTAATAAAAATTACACAAACTCTAATAATGATAATAACAATGATGATAAAAAATACAATGATATAAATTTACAAAATCAAAATAATAAAAAAATTAATCAAAAAAAAAATACTAAAAAATTATATAACAAAACACAAATAATCATTGATTCTAAAAGCAATAATGATATAATATCACAAGAAGATAAATTGAAACACGACATTGAAAACAATTCTGTTGAAAACAATTCTGTTGAAAACAATTCTATTGAAAACAATTCTATTGAAAATAATTCTATTGAAAACAATTCTATTGAAAACATTTCTGTTGAAAACAATTCTGTTGAAAACAATTCTGTTGAAAACAATTCTATTGAAAACAATTCTATTGAAAACAATTCTATTGAAAACAATTCTATTGAAAACAATTCTATTGAAAACAATTCTATTGAAAACAATTCTATTGAAAACAATTCTATTGAAAATGAAAAGAATATTAATACACAAACTGAAATTACAAATGGAATTACAAATGGAATTACAAATAGAATGACAAATGAAAATATAAATGAAAATATAAATGAAAATATAAATGAAAATATAAATCAAAATATAAATCAAAATATAAATCAAAATATAAATGAAAAGCACTATCAATATAATATTAAAAAGGATATTGGATTTGTTTTATTTTGTTTCGATCATCGATTCATAAATAATATGCATGAATTACTAAATAGAGATGAAACTATTAAATCATTTGATTATTTCTCTTTAGCAGGTGGTAGTTTAGGATTTTTAAAAAATGAATTAGGATGCTGGGATAAAACTTGTATAGAACATATTGAATTAGCACAAAAACATCATAACATTAAAAAAATAATTATAATAGATCATGAAGATTGTGAAATGTATAGGGATTATTATAATGATTTAAAAAAACACCCAAGAAGAGAAAAAAAACATCATATTAATAATTTAACAGAATTAATTGAAATTCTTGAAAAACAATTTACATTAACTGTAGATGCATTTATATTAAATCTAGATGGATCATTTATTAAAATATAAAAGTATTATTAAAATAAAAATGAAAATATTTTATTTTATTAATTAGTATATGGATGAAAATCACCCAACACCAGTTGGTTCATACTTATCTAAGCGAGGTTATGTTATTAGAAAAGATTCAATATCTGATAAAGAATTAAAATTTTTAAAAACAACTTTAGTTGCACGTCCATTACAAGATGATAAATATACATTTTTTAATAAACAAGATAATTCCTTCTCAATTTATATAGAAACAAAAAATAAAATTTATATTCCAAAAATGTTTGGTATTAATCGTTACGGATTTCCAGAAAGTTTAATGTCCAATTATACAGGAATTAAATGGGATAAAGAAATAACATTTAATGGAAATTTATACAACAATCAACAACAAGCTGTATCAAAATTAGTAAATGAACTAAAAAGTGGGAAAACTGGTGGTATTTTATCTCTAAAAACAGGACAGGGTAAAACGATTTCTGCACTAAATGTTTTATCACAAATTCGAGGTAAAACATTAGTTATAGTTAATAAAATTCCATTAATGAAACAATGGGAGTCTGAAATTAAAAACTTTTTACCAGATGCAGAAATAGGATTTATTCAAGGTCAAAAAAATATATCTGTAGATAATAAAGACATAATAATAGCAATGTTACAAAGTTTAGCTAGAATAGATTATCCAGATTCACTTTTTGAAACCATAAATACGGTAATTGTAGACGAATGTTTCCCATATGATACTCATATAATTACATCAAAAGGTAATATAAATATTGGACAATTATATTATATGAAAGAAAGACTTGAAAATTTACCAATGGTAAAAACTTTTAATGAAATTACAAAAAGATTCGAATATAAAAAAATTATTAATGTTTTTAGAAAACAAAATGATACTCTAATTGAAATAAACTGTAGTAAAATGAAAATTAAATCAACTGAAAATCATAAGTATCTTACATATAACGGATGGAAAGAAGCAAAAGATTTAAATATAAATGATTATATTATTAGTAATTATGATAAAAATACTATAAATTCAGTATGCCCTGCTTTAAACGATGACCAATATCAAATTGTTTTAGGTAGTTTTTTAGGAGATGGTCATATAAGTACGTTAAAAAATGGAAGATATAGATTATGTATGACTCATGGCAAAGACCAATATGAATATTGTAAATGGAAAGCTAATATGTTTAATATTAATAATATTAGATATATAAAAAAAAATGGATATTCTAATAAAGAAGCATATCAATTTTCCACAAGAACTTTTTATTTATTTAATGATTTACCAAAAAAAAAAACATATGTTCCACAATGGATTTTAAATGACTTAGATGAAAGAGGATTATCTATATGGTTCATGGATGATGGTAGTTTAAATAAAAAAAGTTTTTCTTCAAAAATAAATACAGATAGTTTTGATGAAGATTCACAGAAAAGAATAATATTAAAATTAAAATCTATGAATATAGATTGTAAATATGTAAATTATAAAAAATCATATTATCATATTTCTATAAATGAAAAGGGGACAAAAATATTAATTCGACTTATAAGTAAATATATACACAATAATATGTTATACAAATTATTACCACGTCAATATATAAATTATATTCAAGATATGTCTATTAAAATTTTAGATGAAAATACTATTTTTTGTTCACGTGAAAATATAAAAAAAGAATTTTTAATTGAAAATCAAATATATAAAATATATAAAAATTATAATAAAAAAAATAATGAAATAAATTATGTAAAATATTTAAATTGTATAAAATGCAATACTTTAACATTACATTCTAAAATTATTATAAAATCATGTGAATATTGGAGATGTAATCATACATTTAAAAGTAATTTAAAAAATCTACCAATGATTTTTGGAGAATATAATTGGAATACTAAATTTTTAGATTATGGATATTCTAAAATAACAAAAATTATTAAAAATATAAATAATTTTAAAAATTCTAAATATAAAAGAAATTTTGTATTTGATTTAGAAATTGAAGACAATCATAATTATATTGTTAAAAACCCTGATAGTAATAATAATACTCAAAATGGATTTATTGTACATAATTGCCACAATTTATCAAGTAGAGTATTTTCTCAAGTATTATCTAAATTATCTTGTCAATATACAATTGGTTTATCAGCAACACCAAAACGTTCAGATGGTTGCGAATATGTATTTAAATATCATATAGGTGATATAGTTTATCAATCTTCCATTGAAAGATTGGGTTTAAATCCAATTATAAGAACAATTAAAATAGATTCAGAAGATTATACAGAAATTTCTACAACTAATCAAATTACAGGTCAAAATCAAATACAATTTACAAGTATGATATCAGAATTAATTACAATGGAAAAAAGAAATAAACTTATAATTGAATTAATTAAACATCTTGTTCGTTCTGAAAATAGAAGATTATTAATACTAAGTGACCGTCGTGATCATCTTAAAACTCTTAAAACAAAATTAGATAACGATCTGGAAATAACATTTACATATGGTTTATTTTTAGGTCAAATGAAATATAAAGATTTAGAAAGATCTAAATCAAGTCAAGTTATTTTAGCAACATTTAGTGCATTTGGAGAAGGAGTTTCAGAAAAAGACTTGGATACATTAATATTAATAACACCTAAAAAATTCATAGGACACCTAAAAAATTCAATTAAAAATGAAAGTGGACGGCTAGAACAAATTGTTGGTAGAATTTTTAGAAAAGAACATACAGAAAAAAACCCACTCATTATTGATTTACAAGATAATTTTTCAGTATACAAAACACAAAATTCTGGAAGAAATGTTTTTTATAAACAACATTTTCAAAATGCCATCTTCGAAAATCATAATATAAATTTAGATAATTATGATTTAGATAAAATATCAGTTAATTGTATAGAGAAACGGAGTAAACGATTAGTTAAAAAACAGGACGTAAATGAAGATCAAAATACAAAAGAAATGTCTGAAAATTTAAAAAAATTTTGTATAATAGAAGACTAATTAAATTAAATTAGAAATAGATTTAAAGTACTTGTCTAATATATCCATTTGCTCTAAGGTTTTTGAAAATCCTATAGTTTTTGTTATTTCATAAGTTACAACAGAATACTCTTGAAAAATTTCTTGACGTTTTTGTGCTAACTTTGAAAGATCAGTATCTTTTAAAATATCATTTGAGACATTTTCTAATTCCTTATGATATTCATTTGTTATTGTTAAATTATCATATGTATTATTTCCATAATTTTTTATAAATAAATCCGATACTTGTTTATCATATTGATGTAATTTTCTAGAAATTTTATATAATTCAGGATATTCTAATTGTATTTTATTAACTTGGTTATTCATATATAATAATAATATTAAAAATATTATTATTTATTTTAAATTTATTTATTTAGAAAATTCTTGTTGAGCACTATCTCCACTAGATGGTCCAACCTTTGACATATCATAACGTCTAATTGGATAACATTCTGCAGGTTCAGAAACAACAGATTTTGGGACTTCAGTAACAGCTGCAATAACTGGAACTGGCGTTGTTGTTTCAATAATTACTGGAGCTTGCGTTTCCATAGGAGCTGGAGCTAATGTTGTTGATTCAATAATCATTGGAGCTGCTGATTCAGCCATTGGAGCTGCTGATTCAACATTTTCTAAAAATTCCCATAATGCTTTATTTGTAGAATAATTTACTGTTACCATAAAAGCAAGTGCAATCAATATAGATGTAGATGGACTAAATTGCGCAGTCCATAATACTAATGAAAATATAAATAATTTAAAATATTGATTTTCAAATAATATTAAAACTTGTCGAGGTAATGATGGTGCCAATCTAGCTACGTACAAAATAAGAAGTAAATGAACAATACCTCTAATAATAGTAGGTTTTTTAACATATTGGTTCATTAAAGATGAAATTTGATTATCAAATGTAGTAACGTATTGCATTATATAATTTATATAATATAATAAAATAAAATAATTTTTTCATTTTCTATAATATTATTTATTTTCTATAATAGTATTTTATAATTGTTTAGGTGAAATCTTCTTTCTTGATGTTTTCTTCTTTGAAGTCTTTTTTCTTGATGTTTTCTTCTTTGAAGTCTTTTTTCTTGATGTTTTCTTCTTTGAAGTCTTTTTTTGAGAAGTCTTGTTTGGAGAAGTCTTGTTTGGAGAAGTCTTTTTTGGAGAAGTCTTTTTTCTTGAAGTCTTTTTCTTTGATGTCTTTTTTCTTGAAGTCTTTTTTAGAGAAGTCTTTTTTCTTGAAGTCTTTTTCTTTGATGTCTTTTTTCTTGAAGTCTTTTTTGGAGAAGTCTTTTTTCTTGAAGTCTTTTTTGGAGAAGTCTTTTTCTTTGATGTCTTTTTCTTTGATGTCTTTTTTGGAGAAGTCTTTTTCTTTGAAGTCTTTTTTCTTGAAGTCTTTTTTCTTGAAGTCTTTTTCTTTGATGTCTTTTTTGGAGAAGTCTTTTTTCTTGAAGTCTTTTTTCTTGAAGTCTTTTTTCTTGAAGTCTTTTTTCTTGAAGTCTTTTTTAGAGAAGTCTTTTTTGGAGAAAAAGTATCTGATAGTGGTAAATTAGTTTCTAAAGTTGGTAAAGAATCTTCTGTATTTGTGTCCATTGTTTCTAGTCTTTCTAAAAAATCATCTAATAATTCTGAACGTTCAGATCTAGGTGATTCAAATGGTAACTCTTCTAGATAACTATTACGTTCTTTACTTGTTATAGAACTATAACTTGCTATGTCTGAAAATAAGGGCGAATCTGACATTATATTATAATTTATAAAGAAATTAAAAAAGTTGAATTTACTTTTAATATATAATAATAATATATATGAAGCAAATTGAATTAAATAAATTGATACCAAATCACCCGACTAGAAAACATATTTATGAAAAATTTCAGAATTTAATTAGTAAATATATTAATGAAAAAGATTATAATTTGGATGATATAATGAAAATTGCAATTAATTTAGAAAGAGGGATTTTTAATTATACAATTTCTATATATCCAAATAGAAAAATAAATGAAACTTGGAACAATTATTTCAATAATCTTTATATAGATCGAGCTGTAAAAATTTATAATAATTTAAATCCAGATAGTTCACTTCAGAATAAAACATTGTTAAACCGTTTATTATCTAAAGAATTTAACGAATTTGAAATATCATCATTTAATTCTGAACAACTTTTTCCTGAAAGATGGAAAGAATTAATTGACAAACATCTAACAAATATAAATGATGATTTACCTATACAAATAAAATTAGAAGATCGTGCAGATGGGTTATTTAAATGTGGTAAATGTAAAAGTTATAAAACAGAATATAATGAAAAACAAACCAGATCAGCTGACGAACCTACTACAAAATTTTGTTATTGTCATAAGTGTGGTAATAGATGGAAATTCTGTTAATTTTCATATTAAATAAAAAAAAATTGATTATATATTTTTTTACTTTTATTATAAAATGTCTATAAACATTTCATCTAATAATACTTCTTTTTCTACAACAAAAAAAAATTATAATAATATTTCTAGATTAGAACAATCTTTAAAAAATTTACAAAAAAAAATACATAGTCCCAAGGTAGATTTAGTAGAAAGAGATAACTCTTATTTAGTTAGAATTGAATTGCCAGGAATAACACTTGATTCTCTTAATATTGAAATTAAAGAATCACAAATCTTATTAATCTCTGGTAATAAAACTACTAATAATTTATACGAAACTGACAGAGTAGTATATAAAGAATCTAAATATGATAAATTTATGCGTAGAGTTAAATTACCAGGAAAAATTAAAGCTATTGATTTTAATAAAGATAATTTAGACTTTGTAAATGGTGTTTTAAATTTAACTTTTGAAAAGGATCTAAATGTTTTAGTTAACAATTTGTCATTTGAAACAATTAATCTTAATGAAAATTGGGCAGATGTAAATTAATTTAGTTAAACATTTTATTATATTAAATAAAATAATTGCGTTATTTGTATTAAATTAATTTCTAGGTAATATGTATAGCTGCAATCAAAAAAATATTTGATTGCCTCTATGATGTAATAGTAAGCATGACAGGCTGTTAACCTGTTCGCGACCGTGCAAATCGGTCTAGAGGCGTTTATCATTTTATTTTTTTAAAGTATATATATATAATTTAAAAATATTATATTAATTTACATAATATTCTAATCGTTTAAATTTATAGGATTTTATATTTATTAATATTATTATAACATTTATGGATAAATTAACAGATATGTTAAGTAGTTTTTTTGTTAGTTCATCTAAAAAAAACGAACAAAAAAAAAATAACCAAGACGAAAAACAAAGTGAAAAACAAAGTGAAAAAGAAGAACGAAACGATGAAAATGAAGTAACTGAAAAACAAAGTGAAAAAGAAGAACGAAACGATGAAAAAGTAACTGAAAAACAAAGTGAAAAAGAAGAACGAAACGATGAAAACGAAGTAACTGAAAAACAAAGTGAAAAAGAAGAACGAAACGATAAAAATGAAATAACTGAAAAACAAAGTGAAAATAAAAGTCAATTAAAAAAAGATAAATTAGATAAAGAAAAAGTTGTATTTACAATTACAACATCTGATAAATTGTCAGAATCGGAAAATACAAATGAAAAAAGTTTATTCAGTTCTTTATCATCAAAATCGTTAACTAAAAATAAAAATAGTGTTACTTCTGAAAGTAATTCTGAAAGTAATTCTGAAAGTACTTCTGAAAGTACTTCTAAAAACATTATTTCTAAAAAAAATATAAAAAAATATATTTTAAGACCATCTAATTTTTATAAAAGTAATATATTAATAGTAAACGATGACATTAAAGATAGTATTGACATTTTAAGTGATTTATTTTATAAATTAGGTTTAATGAAGGATGTTAATAATATATACGATAACAATATTCATGTAATCACAAGTTTAGAAAATAAAAAAGTTTTTACAAAAATGTTATTAGATAATCCTTATTTATTTTTTACAAATTTTGATGTTAAAAAACAATTATCTAGAGAAAAGATAAAAAATTTAGATAATCTAGAAAAAAGAACTATATATATCATAGATAATAAAACATTAACTAAACCATTAAAACATAAAGATTTACAATCTTTAGTTTCTAAAAACGTTCATGTAATCATTATAGCTGGAGAAGAATACAATTTAGATAGAACTTTTAATGTAATGGGTAATAATAAATTATTAATTCATAAATTAAATAAATCTAAAAATATGCAAAAACATTTTTATAAAACAACTATTAAAAATTTATCTTTACCTAATAAATTAGCGTTTGATGACTATTATAATATAATAAATAATGAAGATATAGATATTAAATATATAATATTAAAAAATGATCAAATAAGATACAATTAATTATAACTAGCAAGTGTTTAATATTAAATAATTAATTATTATTTAATAATATATGGGAGCAATTTATTTTTGTATTCACAATTTTAAAACTTCACCAATAGATATAACTTTTACTAAAAGTTTTATGAATATGAAAAATAGAGGTCAAGATGATACTCAATTAATATATGATCAAGGTCCTATTTTAAATAATCTTAATACAAATCAAATAAAGATGCATTTATCAAGAAGAGAGATGTCTGAATATAATCCATTACATTTTATGTATGGATTTCATAGATCAAGTATTAATGATTTAACTATTGATGGATCTCAACCATTTGAAGATCCGTTAATATGGAAAACTTCAAAATATCCAGAATTAAGATTAAGACCTAAAAGACGTTTATTATGTAATGGTGAAATATATAATTATACAGATTTATTAACAAAGTATAATTTCAATGATAAAGATTTACAATCAACTAGCGATGTAGAAATAATATTACCTTTATATATTAATCAAACGTCAGACACATCAGAAGAAAAATTAAAAAAAACATTAGATGAATTAGATGGCGAATTTTCCTTTATTTTAACAGAAAATACATCAACATTTGATTTGAAAACATTAAATATATTTGCAGTAAGGGACCGTTTTGGAACACGTCCATTATACATGGTAAAATATACTCCATTTAATACATCAAATGATATATTTTATTTGTTTACAAGTGAAATTAAAAGTATTCCAGCAAAATTATTAAATAATCCAGAATATATTATTCACGAAATTCCACCTGGAACATATTGGTCATATAATAATTCTGTAATTAATAAATCTGAAACGGAGTTTATAAATTATTATAATTTAGATAAATATAAAACACTTGATTCGTGTATTGTAAATCGAGCAGATCAAAATACAATTTCATTAATTTATGAAACAATAAAAAGAACATTATCAAATAGCGTAATTACAAAATGGGGACTAACAGAACGAAAAATAGGATTATTATTGTCTGGTGGCTTTGATAGTTGTATTATATTAAGTATTTTATGTAAACATTTAATTGAATCTAAGGGAATTCGATCTTTACACGTTTTTACTATTGGTAACAAAAATGGATCTGATGTTATTTATGCTAAAAAACATGTAGAATTTTTAGAAAATACCTTTTCTATTGATATTCATCATCATATAATCGATATATGCGATTTAAATATTATTATTCCAGAAATCAATGACACTATTAATTGTTTAGAAACATTTGACAAAGTTACTATTCGCAAAAGTATACCGTTATTATTTTTATTAAAATATATTAAAGAAAATACAGATATTAAAGTATTATTAAGCGGTGAAGGATTAGATGAATTATGTGGATATAAAGAGTTTAATAATTTAAATGATTCTGATTTTCAATCTAAAAGCGTAGAATTAATTTCTAATTTACATAAATATGATTTATTACGTTCTGATAAAATAGCTGGTAAATATGGGTTAGAAATAAGATATCCCTTTTTAAACAATGAATTTATAGAATTTATTTTATCGATCCATCCTAAATTAAAAAGACCTCAAATTTACGGATTTTCAAAAGATCCAATCGAAAAATATATTATTAGAAAAGCATTTGATTATATAGATGATAATAACGAAAATAATATTTCTTTATATATAGATAAAGATGTTTTATGGAATTCTCGTGAAGATATAAATAATTGCATTGATGAATTAAACAATTACTTACATAATTATTTTGAATCAAAATATTCCGATATTGCATTTTTTGATTATACACAACGATTAAAAAGTATATGTTTTAATTGTTTACCACAAACAAAAGAAGAAATGTATTACCAAATAACATTTAATAAATATTTTCCAAACTCGGAAAACATAATAAATAAATTTTGGAAAGACTTATGGTAAAGTTACGTTTGATTATTTTTAACAATATGAAATATTTCATCATATTTTTCAAAAATTTTTATTTTATCATTTATAGTTAATCTTTTTATTTTTAATTTTAATTTAATTTTCTCGGCAAATGCTTCCTTATCTTCTTTTGTAGAAGTTTCTACACCATTCCGTAAACGATCTACTATAAAATATAACAAATCTTCATTTATAATTTTCTCAGATTCTTTTGTAATAATTGTTCTAAATGATAACTTTTTTTTTGTCAAATTATTGTCACCTTCTCGTTTTTCCATAATCTGTTTTGTATATTTTAAAACAAATCCTAATTCTTTATCGTACTGTAATATCTTTACTAATTCTATTATTCCTTTTGTAGTATTCCATCTTATATCTCTATAAATCATTTTTTTTGAAACGTATGCTGATTTCAATAATTCTGATAACGTATTTACTGTATCATCTCTTTGAGAAATATCTATAATATCTTTTCCCAATAAAAACACATGAACATAATACAAAGAATAAGATTCAAAACGTTCTAAACGCTCTTCTTGAGATAAAAGAATCCATCTTTTAAAATATTTTCCAACCTGAACATAACTAGATTCATTTTTGTCACTAGTATTTAAATTCTTATTACTATTACTATTATTTGTTAAAAATATACATAAATCTTGTTTTAAATTTTTTATTGTATTCGTTATAAATTTTGATTTTGTTTTTATATTTTCAATTATATCTTGGTATTCAGTAATATATTCGTCAAATTGATCACTTAATACAACATTTTTAGAATTCGATTCATTTTTAGATGTTAAATTATTTACATCTATGTGGTAATCATATTTTAATGTTAAATATTTATGAAAATTAATATTAACTTCAGAATATAAAATAGATAAATCATGTGTAAAAATTTTAAAACTTTCTTTTAATCGTTTTGTTTTTATATTATATTCTACATATTTTTCCATAAAATTTACACATTTCTCCCATAACGTGTATTGATTATCTGTTAATATGTCTTCTATAAACTTATTTATCTTTGTCTCTGATTCTAATTTAGCATCTTTTACTAATGTTAACTCCTTTCTATTAATTAATGTATCGTATAAATTATAATACAACACACCATTATCATTCTGTGAACTTAACCATTCTAATCTTTTATTATAAATCAAATCTGTTAAATTGTTTTCATTTACATTGTTTTCATTTAATTTGTTTTCATTTAAATTATTTTCATGTTTAATATATGGACAAATACCATATTCTCTAATGATTTTTTGATTTAAAAAAAGTATTCCTGGTAAAGCTTGTGGATCAATTTGATAATACATTTTTTCTAATTCTAAATATTCTAAATATTTTTCATGCGCATTTTGTCTAATTTCTTTAGCTATTTTAGCTTTTGTTTTATCACTATTTTTTTTTGCATTTCTAAAATCTAAATTATCTAACTGTCTACCTACTAATTCCAGTTCAGTTTTTATTTGTTTTTCTTCACGTTCTCGTTTATAAATAGCTTTTAATTGTTCTGTATATCGTTTTAATTGATCCATTTTAATTTGTTTATCTTCATCATATTTTTTTATAATAAATTTATTGTCAGATCCTTTTTTATCATTAATTAAATTCTGAATATCTCGTTTTAAGTTACTTATTTCTTGAATAATGAAATTTTTATTATTATTCATTTAAAAATAATTAATTTAATTATTTTATTAAATTAATCTATTTTCAATTTTTTATATTAATTTTATTTTAAAATCAATAAAATTTTAAAATTCATCGCATTTCACAATTTCTATATTATTTAATTTTAAAATATCTATTGTTATTTTATCTAATTCTTCTGAATAATTATTTATATAAACTACACGTTTAATTTGACATTGTAATATTTTTTTTACACAACTTATACATGGTATTAATGTTATATAAATAGTAGAATCTTTTAAATCTGTTTTTGACACAAATAAAATCGCATTTTCTTCTGCATGTAAACACATACATAAATCTAAATGTTTAGCTGCAATTTTATCAGATTCGTTATATTGATCCATACATCTTTTACAACCACCCTGATAACAATTTAATGTATTAGCTGGTGTCCCATTATACCCTAATGATAATATTCTTTTATCTTTTACAATTACACATCCTACACGACGTTTTATACAATTACTCCTTTCACTTGTTAATTTTGCAATATTAATAAAATACTGGTCCCAATTTGGTCTATTAAATTCTTCACTTTCTTCCATTATTTTAATTATTTTAATTAAAATAATTATTATTTATTTTATGTTCAATTATTTTTAAAAAAGTAATTTATTATATTATATTATAATATGATTCCTGATAAACTATTAATTAACTTAAAAATTATTAGTAAAATACAAAAAAATGGGAGAATATCTAGAAGTTACGATGGTATAATATCATTGGAATCAGATGTAATTTACCAATCTATAAAACGTTTTGTATGTAATGATTCTAGAAAGCAAGCTATTTTTGAAATTAATAGTGTTATAACAGAAAGTATCGATATGTTAAATCATATCATTAACTCTAAACACATGAATAAAAATTATTCACAAACATCCGAATATATTAAAAATTGCGAAAATATAAATTTAATTATTACAGAAATGGAATTTGCTAAATCAGGTATTGAAAATTTAAAATTTACATATCAAAATGATCATAACATAGCATCGCAATTAGATATTCTTATTTTAAAAATAAATACAACATTAAAAGATATCGGTCAAAAATTATTTTATTTTCAAAGTTTTTTAACTAATCAAAATACAATTAATAAAGAATCTTATCAAGAATCTTATCAAGATACTTATCTAACATCAATAAAAATTGAAACAGGTGTTAACCAATCAGAAGAAGATCCTTATCTAAATATGGAAAATATATAAAATAATCAATTAAAAAAAGTAATTATTTTATATTGTTATTATAATATGATTATTAATATACAAAACCCAGTTCCAATATTGCAACAAAAACCTAGTTCTATAACAACAAATACACTTATACCTACTAATTTTCAACAAACAACTGATAAACAAATTGTAAAAATTAACAAAATTACAAAAAACAATAATAATATCAATCAAAAAATTTCATCTGATATTATAGATTTTTTTGATGATTTTTATAAAAAACCTGATAATGAACCTTGGTCAAAATATATTATAGAAATATCAAGGAAAAAAAATAGATTTATGTATATTGGTATATTTTTTATCTTAATTGCTATTTATATTTTTCTGGAATTATATAATTAATTGTACATTTGCAAATAACTCCTATCATTATTATGTGTTTTAATAATTTTATCTATATATGATCTTGTTATAATTAATGTTGTATCTTCTGAATCTTGTACGGTTTCCTTTTTAACTAAATCTAAATTGTCTATTAAAATATCATAATTTAATCGATTAAAAATTTTTTCTATATTTTTTTTTAATTGTCTAACACCTTTATCATCTTGTGTTTTACATGATATTATATACTCTATTAGTTCCCGTTCTATTATTATATTAAATCCACTTTTCAATTTAATAGTTTTCAATATATTAGGAATTAATTTAGTTTGACAAATGGTTATTTTGTCTTCTATACTAGGAGGATCTATATAAATAACTTTTAAACGATTTAATAAAATACTATCAACTTTTGATATATCGTTAAATGCAATAACAAAAAATACCTTTGATAAATCTATTTTAATATTAGACAAATAATTATCTTCAAATTCTGCATTTTGTTCTTCATCTAGTAAATGAGTTAAAATTCCAAAAATTTCAGTAGCCCTTGTCTCACTTATTTTATCTATTTCATCTAAATATATTATAGGATTCATATAATTACTACATGTTAAAATTTCAACAAGTTTACCTGGTTTAGAACCTATATATGTTTCACTATGACCTGTTAAAACTGATACATCATTTAATCCTCCAAAATTAATCTGATAAAATGGTAAATCTAATGCCTCTGCTAAAGATTTTATTATTTTAGTTTTTCCAATACCTCCACTTCCATAAAGTGCTAAAACATGACCTTTACTATTTGGATTTGTAATTTTTCTTGCTACAAATTCTAAAATTTCATCTTTTACATTTTCTAATCCATAAATATTTTCATCTAATTTATCTTTAACCCTTTTAAAAAACATCTTTAATTTATCACTATTGTCTGCAGATTTTACATCCATTTCTTTACATTTTCCATAAGGAATTTTAACAATTGTATTTAACCAATTTAAAGCTTTTGAATTATCGCTACTACTTGAACCCCTAATACTTTCATATTTATCTAATAAAAAAGATTTAGTTTCTATATTTAAATCCATACATAACAACTTATTTTTTAAATTATCCATCAAATCATCTCCATAATTTTTCTTACGTTTATAATTTATAATCTCATCTTCTACCATTCTTAATTTACGCTTTAATTCATTTCTCTTATTACATTCTTTATACGATGTTGATCTTTTTAAATATATAGGACTTCTTTTTTTTATCTCATTTAAACTACTATTATCATTTTCTTGTTTGTTATTATTTAATTCTTTTTTATTATTGTTATTGTTATTGTATTTTGGCTCTGGTATATTATCCGTTTTATCGATAGTTTTAAAAAAATTTAAAAAATTATTTGGAATATACATCCAATATATATCTTCTTTGTTAGGAAAAGTTAATCTACCAGAAGTATGTTCATTAATACAAATATAATATTCTGCCAAAGTACATACGTATATTACATCACCTTTGTTATAATTTTTATTTATTTCCCAATATCCACTATACATATTTTAAGACTTATTATTAAAATATATATTCTTTTTTAATTCATTTTTTATTTATCAAGTAAAAACTAGGCAAGTACTACTAATAATAATTATTTGCAGGCGTAAGCCTAATTTTTGATATCACTTTTTCTTAAAAAGTGATTGTAATTATTTATAAGGAGGTTGGCAATCACCTTTAATATTATACCCATAGTTTACCAATAAAGTAGCAATATAAGGAGCAGTTTCTGGCTTATCAAAAGATAAATTATAAGGTAATCCTGCAGCATAAGCTATCTTTATCAATAAGTCCTTTGAATTTTCTGATTTTGTCTTTGTCATTAATTGTTTAAATGTATATTGAACTGCAGATTGCATTTTTAATTGGTCTCCCTCAAATGCTTTATACAAATCATCCATAGTTATATCGTGACATCCAGGATAAATCATTGTTTTTGGTTCAATTAATGTAAATCCTCCCTCTGGAACATATTTCCCAGTATAATCAGCAAAGCTTTCAAACATTCCTCTTCCTGATAAAGCATTCATTGATAAAACATAAACTACAGCAATTATTATAGCCAATTGGAAATCCTTTTCACTTAGATAAACGATTACAAAAATTAAAAAGATTTTAGCATAAACGTTTGAAAAAAATGTTTGTAAAGCATCTGGTGCCTTTGGTGCAATCTGAGCAGCATAAAGAGCCAATGTTACTTTAACTACAGCCATTATGTAAGGATTTGCTAAAACTTGATTAACTCCAATTTCAGTCTTTAGTTGTATAGTTTTTAAATAGTCCATTATTATTTTTATATTATATAATAAATAAATAAAAAAATAATATTAATTAAAATTAAATAACAGTTTAAACTATTATTAAGTTTAAAGTAATATTAAGTTTAAACTGTTATTTAATTTTAATTTTAAACTTTATGGAAACTGTAAATTATAGTTTAATTAATGACAAAATTTATATCATAAAAACAAATGATGTATTTAATAAAAATGTCAATACAGAACAAAAATATAAAAATACACATTTATTTGATAAACATTGTATAGAATTATATGGAAATAAAAGTTGTATTTTATTTCATATAGATTCATTTAATATAGAAGTGCGATTACTTGATCATATTAAATACAGCCCAGTAAGATATATTAATAAAAATTCCTTATATAATGAAATACCAAATTTATTAAAAAATAATTATACAGTAATCTTAGTTGAACATATATTAAATACTAATACCACAGAAATAACATCCATTCATTTACCACCAAAGTAATTTAAAAATAAATAATTTAATTATATCAAGATGCCTCATGATATGATTGACGAATATTTTAATATTTATAAAGAATGCATTGAAGAATATGGTGAGAACGTATGTGTTTTTTATGCATGTGGAAGTTTCTATGAAGTATATAGTATTAGTAATGAAAATGAAAAGTTAGGAAATGGAGAAAAAATATCAGAAATAATCAGATGTGAATTTTCTAATAAAAATAAATCTAAAAAGAATGAATTAGGATATTCTACAAGAGATAATCCAGATTTTTGTGGATTCGGAATACCATATTTATCTAAATACTTGAATCCACTATTAGAAAATAATTATACTGTAATAATAGTTGATCAGTTAGAATCTAGTCAAAATTCTAAGGGTAAATTAGTTAAAAGAGGTATTACAGCTGTTCATTCTCCTTGTTTAAAATCACCTGATTATGAAAATCTTTTTGATACCGAATACAATTTATTATCGGTTTTTATTGAAATAATCCCCTTAAATTATAAATTAAGTGGTATTTTAAGTACACATCATACTTTAATCTATTCAGTTTGTAGCATAAATAATACTACTAATGAAATTGAAATTTCTGAAAATTTTACAAGATTTAAAAACAATGAATTTCAGCTTGGGTTAGATGAAATCAGTCGTGTTTTGTTAAGATATAATATAGGAGAAATGAGGGGTTTTTTTAAATGCGATGACCAAAATAATTCCGATTGGTATAAATCAATTATTAAATATTTAGACGATTTATCAAACTACAGTAATTTTAATTATAAATGTGATATAGTAACTAAAGATTCGGATAAATATAAAGAATATATAGATATAACATTTCAAAACACTTATTTAAAAAAAATTTACCAAAACATTAATTTTAGTATGTTAACACCTATTGAATATTTAGCTTTATCAGATAAAGAATTATCTATTTTAAATTTTATGTTTGTTTTAGATTTCATGGCAAAACATGATCATAAATATATTACTAACTTATCCTTACCTAAAATAATAAGAGATTCTGAAAATTTAGTTTTAGAATTAAATACATTAACACAATTATCAATATTGCCAAATAATTTAAATACAAATTCAAAAATTTCTAGTGTATTTGACGTTATTAATTTTACTAAAACAGCTATTGGTAAACGTCATTTAAAAAATATTTTATCAAAACCATTTAAAACACCAGAAATTATTGAACAACGATATAATTTAACAGAAGAATTAGATAATTATTCTTTGTTAAATGACACTAGTAAATTTTTAACGAATTTAATAGATTTTGAAAGATTACATAGAAAAATGGGTTTACAAGCATTACATCCTTATGAATTTGAAAAATTAAATCTTAATTACATTAAAATTATAGAATTATTTAATTTAATATTAAATCACAAAGACCTTTATTATTTAAAACAAATTGTTCCAGAAGACCAAATATTAAATAATTTTAAGGAATATATTACGGATTACCGTAGTTGTTTTGATTTAGAACAAATGAGAACTATTAGTTTATATACAAATAAAGATGAAATAGTAAATTTTTTTAAAAAAGATGTAGTTAAAGAATTAGATGTTATTCAAAACAATATAAAAGATCTTGAAAACAGTATAGAACTATTGAAACGAGAATACGAAGATATTATTAATCAACCTATTAAAGTCGGATTTACAGATAACGATGGGTATTTTTTTACATGTACAAAGATTCGTTATCAAAAACTAATTAATGAATTAGAAAAGCGCAATGTTTCTACAAAAAATTTTAACATGCGTGCAACTAGTAATACTGTAAAATTTTACACTACTGAATTTACAAAACATTCAAATAATTTAATAAATACACGAGAATTATTAGTAAAAAAAGTTAAAATAAATTATCTTTTGAAATTATCAGAATATACAGCTAAATACAATAACGTTTTTTCAAATTTAACTAAATTTATTGAAATTATAGATGTTGTTCAAAGTAATTTAATATGTGCTAAACGTTATAAATATTGCAAACCTCATTTATATAAGAATAAATCACCATCTGTACAAGCTATAGCAATGAGACATCCTATAATAGAAATAATAATAGATGATACAGAATATATCTCAAATGACATTAATCTTGAAGATGACAACTTAGGTATATTATTATATGGTTTAAATTCTTCTGGTAAAAGTAGTTTATTAAGAGCACTCGGTATTAATCTTATTTTAGCACAATGTGGACTATATGTCCCATGTAAAAGTTTTATATTTTCACCATTTAGTACACTTATATCACAAGTAGATTTAACTGACAATTTATTTGCCAACAAATCTAGTTTTATAAGTGAAATGTGTGGTTTAAAAAAAATATTAAATTGCTGTAAAGAATCTACATTGGTTTTATCAGACGAATTGTGTAGAGGAACTGAAGTTAATAGTAGTACAGCAATTGTTGCTTCTACTATCTTAGAACTAATTAAAACAAACACAAAATTTTTCTTTACCACTCATCTTCATCTTTTACCAAATATTAAATCTATACAAAATCAATCTAAACTAAATATTTGTCACTTAAGTGTTGGTATCGAAAATGATAAAATTATATTTGAACGATATTTAAAACCAGGTTCTGGTAGCACATTATATGGTCTAGAAGTTTGTTCTAGTATAATACAAAATTCTAATTTTATAGATACGTCTTTTGAAATAAGAAATGAAATTTTAAATAATAATACAAATATATTAAATAATAAACGAAGTAACTATAATAAAAAAAAAATCACAAATCATTGTGAAACGTGTGGATATATTCCCACAAAAAATTCATTACCATTAGATACACACCATATCCAAGAACAAAAAAATTGCGACGAAAATGGTTTTGTCAAAGATAAATCTTATCATAAAAACAAATGCTTTAATTTAGTTAGCTTATGTAAAAGCTGTCATTTAAAAATAGATACTGGAGAATTAGTAATTCATGGGTATAAACAAACAACAAATGGTATTATCTTAGATTATTACTTTTTTGAAAAGTAATATCAAAACTAGGCTCCGCCTGCAAGTAAATTGTTATAGTTTATATAGTAGTAATTATTGCAGGCGTAAGGTGACCCTAGTTTTGATATTAATTATTTAAATGTAATGTTTTGATATTAATTATTATTAGAAATAATGTAATGTTTATTTCTAATATTTAATTTTTTTACTTATATTAATATAATATGACAAAACCTGTTGTAAACAATAAAATAATATACCAAAATATTAATGGATTAGTTTCGCGTCATGACAGTTTACTTGATCAAAGTGTTAAAGCAGGATCTTCTCCTACATTTGGTAATTTAACATTAAATGGCGATGGTCTTATTAAGGGAAATCTTTATGTAGAAGGTAATACAACTATTTTAAATACTAATGTTATAGAATTTGAAGATAATATTTTGTTATTAAATCGTTTAGAATCAGGTAGTGGAGTTACATTAAATCAATCTGGTTTGGAAATAGAAAGAGGAACTCTTGAAAATTATAGAATTATTTATAATGAATCAGATAGCACATTTAAAATTGGACTTATTAGTAATCTTCAAGCTGCAGCTACAAGACAAGATACTCCTTTATATAATGGAGTTATGACATGGAACAATACAGAACGGAGATTAGATTCTTCAAATGATATTTCCATAGATTTATCTTTAAGTTCTACACAAAATGCTACAAGTTTAACACAAGCATCATTAATTTTATCTGGTGGTTTATCTGTACAAAAAGATATTCGCACCCCAGGACAATTATATTTAGTCGGTTCAAACCATTCTACATCTAGTGTTTTATATACAGATCAAACATCTAACAGTTTAAATATAACAAGTCCTAATGACATTTATTTAACACCAACATCAAAAATTTTAATACCAAACGATAAATCTGTTCAAATTGGAGATAATTTAATTGTATCGCAAAGTGTAAGTAATGATTTGAATTTTACTAATTATGGCCATGTTAATTTCACACTTAATGCAGGTAAAAGAATAAATATTCCTAATCAAATTCCTATAACCTTTTCTACATCTACAGAAAAAGTGTTTGCAGATGGTTCTAATAATATGGTTGTCGCAAGTAGTCAAAATGTTAATTTAGAACCAGGTATTAATAAAAAAGTATATATTCCACAAGATATTGGACTCATTTTTTCTAATAATAATCAACAAATATCTGCAAATTTAAGTAATGATTTAACTATTCGATCAGGTAATAAAATATTTTTAACACCATCATTGTTAGAAAATGTTTGTATACCAACTGATAACGGTATTAAATTTGGTAATAGTGGATATCAACGTATAAGTAGTGACAGTACCAATTTGCTCACTATTAATTCTGATTCTAATATAAATTTAACTACAATCAGTAATAAATCTGTAGTAATAACAAATACCACTAGATCTACGTCTATTACATCAGGTGCATTGGTAATAAATGGCGGTGTAGGTATTGCGAAAAATGTAATAATCGGTGAAAGTTTAACGTGTGCATCAATATATGTTTCGGGAAATATTAATGTTGCTGGTACTCTTACTGTTGTAAATATTACTACAACTAATTTAGTTGATACTAATTTAACAGCAGGTATTGCTAGAATAACTACACATTTATCTGCAATAGGTGACTCAAATACAATCGGGAATATATTTACAAATTCTGGAAATGTAGGTATTGGAGTAACAAATCCAAATTTCAGTTTAGAAGTCGATGGCACTGCCGCGTTTAGTACAAGTATATCTTCAGCTAATATAATAGGACAAAATAGTACTATTACAAATACAATGGTAACAAATTTCAGTGCTGGACAAGTTAATACAGATATATTAAATACACGTGTATTAACTATATATTCTACAGAAGACGCTGTTTCTATAACTAATGGAGGAAGTTTTACAATATATGGAGGGGCTTCTATAGCAAAAAAAGTATTAATTGGTGGTATAACAGAAATTTTGGATACTACACCATCAGATTCTTACACTACAGGTTCTTTATTATTACATGGAGGATTGTCTATACAATCTAGTCAAAATTCTGTTAATTCTAGTAATGGTGGTAGTTTAAGTGTAAAAGGTGGTGCTGCAATTGGTAGTGATTTATATGTTGGTGGATTTATCACTTGTAGCGAAAGTACATCCAGTCGTTATTTAACAATAACTGCAAGTGATAACTCTATAAATTCAAGTACAGGTTCAATTGTTACATTTGGCGGAATTACTATCAAATGCTCATCTAATGCAACAAATATTTCAAATGGAGGATCATTTTTAACATTAGGTGGAGCTAGTATAGGTAGTGATTTACATGTAGGTGGATCATTAAATGTACAAAATACAATTATAGATAATATTACAAATACACATGGATCAAATTATATGTGGAATTATTTTGGCATAATTAATGACATTACAACTATATCATTTTGCGAAATTGATTTTTGTAATGGTGTAATTCAAAATTCTACAGGATCTCTTAATTACGGACTTAAATTAATTGTTACAATTAATGGTACAAATTGTTCTGTATCTCACAATTATTATGGTAATGTTGAATCTAGTAGTATTGACAAAATTTCATGTTATGTTTACAATGACTCGTCTGATAAATTCCATTTGTTTTTAAAATCTCCAGCTAATACTACTACAAACATTAATGTTCGTGGAAAATTAGGAACTACTTTTAACATTATTGATGAAGGATATAATACAACTCCAAATGGAGATGTAAGTAATTATAACATTTCTTGGACTGAAATTTATTCAACAAATAGAGAAAGTAATATCAAATATACATTTGGTAATGTTGATATACAAGGGCAAGATTTAACTATAACAGACTATTTCCCAATTATAGGTAAAAATAATATTAATACTACATCCACAAGAGATCTTGGTTTAGCCTTTCAACTTTATCAAAAATCTAACGATACTGGATTAGGTGAAATAGTATCAGGTGACTACATTTTATTAGACACTTTACCTAATCAAAGTTCTGCGAGTAGTACTCAAATTAAATTTAGTAGTTCAGCTGATTCTAATAATGATTATTATAATGGATGGTGGATTAAAGTTGGTTCAGGAGCTGATGCAAATCAAGTTAGACAAATTATAAGTTATAATGGTCTACAACGTATAGCAGAAATCGATCTAGCTTGGACATCTCAAAACCCAAGTGAAAGTGACACTGTATATTTATATAATAAACAATTTGTATCATTTTATTTTGATAATACTAATAAAACCTTTAAACTTGTTAATAATACAAGGGACTCTACGACTAAAAATATTACTTATTATAATTATGCTAATTTAGCTATAGGTCATTTATCCTTAAATGATACTACACCAAGTCTTAATTCTACTACTGGTAGTATTACTTCTGTTGGTGGAATTAGTATTCTAAATTCTACAGATGCACAATCAGTTACAAATGGTGGCAGTATTACTACATTAGGTGGAGCGAGCATTGGTAAAAAATTATATGTATCAGATAATATTATACTAAGTGACACCTATATTACACCAGATTCTTCATTACATATTAAACACGATACCTCTACAGTTATTTTAGAAAACGACAATAATCTTTATTCTTATATAGATTTTATTGAACATGGAACATCACAACGTTTTGGTATTTTTTCTGATAGTAATAACAGTCAATTTTCATTAACTTGTTCTACTTCTGGAAATACACCTGATGATTCTAATAAAGCATTAACTATAAATTCGTCAGGTTTTATTGGAATAAATACAACATCAAATATAAATACAGCATTAACCGTTAAAACTAACAATTTAATATCTACAGATACAAATTCTGGATATATTGGATTAATAGCTGGTAATACGTCTTCTATGGATCCATTAATTTCTTCAAACCTAGTTTTATACGGAAACGACGCAAATGGTAGTAATGGAAATATTAATATAGCTTCTGGTACATCTGGATCTATCCAATTTTACACTAATTTAGATACTAAACGTTTAGAAATAAATGCAAACGGAATAGTAGATATATTAACTACAACCCCTTCAAATAGTAGTACACAAGGTACATTAATTGTAGCAGGTGGTGTTGGAATATCAAATTCAGTTAATGCTAGTAGTTATACTTCAGGTGGAGCACTTACAGTTGCTGGTGGTGCAAGTATCGAAAAAGATTGTTTTTTAGGTGGTGATATATATATTAATGGAAAAATAAATTCATCTGGGTCATCTACTTCACCAACTATAAATTTTAGTAACAATGTTAATTGTACACTTACTAGTTATAGTAATAATAGATTGATTACAATTTCACAAGAATCAATGTTATCATTTGGAGTCTGGATTACACCTAATTCTGCAAGTCAAAATTGCCAAATAGAATTTTCATTACCTAATAGATCAACGATTTTTGATAAAAGAATCGATTTAGTTGCATCAGCTATTGGATATACAGATGATGATGATCTGGTGTCATTATTTAATGTATTATGCGTAGGTGTTAAAAATGAAACTAGAGGTTTATTAAAATTCCAAAGTGTTTCCACTGCTGTTCATTATTTCAGTATAATATGTCGATACACTATCGACGTTTAAAAGTAATGTATAATAGCAAAATAATTAGTAAAATGTTGTCTTTTATAAAATAATAATATTTAACTAAATTATTTTCATATTTTGAATTCCATGATGCTTCGTAATAATGAATACCAATGGCATTTTCTGGTATTTTACATTTATCACTTTTTATTTCACCTAAATCGCATGCTTCAAAATAACTTTGATGTAATATTTCTATTTCATTTGATCTGTATTTATTTTTATTTGTATAATCAATTAACGAATTTGATAATGCTAAAGGTCCAGTTGAATAAAAAATATATAAAAAGTTACTTTTATTTTTAAAAAAATTGTCTATATTTTGATGCCCGTATTTCATAGTGTTTAATATAATTTCATGTTTAGGTTCACACATTATAATACCATTATTAACAAGATTTTTTACATTGTAATTACCACTTAATAAAAAAATAATTCTTTGTGTTAAATCATATGTTAAATTAGATACAACTATTTTTTTAGTCTTTATATTTGATAATTCTAATAAAATATTAAGGGATTTTAAACATTTCATATCCATATCAATATAAATTCCTCCTATATAATATAAAATAACGTATTTTGCAAAATCTATTTTTTGAATCATCAGAGGAAAATTGTTGTATGTTTCAGTTATCCAATAAATGTTTACTCTTTTAATTAACTCTTTTATAGAATTTGTATCCCAAAACATATATTGATAATCCTGATTCTTTTCTTTCCAACTATTCTGATAGTTAACTAAATGCTTTGGGATATATTCTGTACCTTGAAACCAAATTTGATGAATGATTTTTGGAATCATTATATCTTTTTATATAATTTATGATATAAATATTATAAATAATTTATTTATATATAATAATGAAAACATTTATAATATTTATTATATATATTTTATACAATTCTTATATATCTGACAAAATGGAAAATGTAGCAGATAATTATTATGATACACGTGAAAAAAACAATAAAACAACACCAAAAGTGTACGATATTTCACATAAATATTTGCCCAATTTACATAAATATAACAATATTCATCATATTATTACAATTATATTTGTTTTACCTATATTATTTGATTTTAATATATTACAAGAATTTTTAGGGTACTTCATCGTTATATTCATAATAAGATCAATAACAATTTTAGTTACTATATTACCAAAATATAAAGAATGTAAATATAATGGAAAAACATTATTTCACGGTTTATTCGGCGGATGTTATGATAAAATATTCAGTGGACATTTCGCAAGTGTATTTTTAGCTACTTTATTGTATTTAAAATATAATTGGATTAATTTACCAATGTTAATATTAATTAATTTTATAAACTCTATCGGTATACTTTTAAGTAGAAGTCATTACACTATAGACTTAATTGTAGCATTATTTATTACATTATTTATATACCAAAACAATTTACGTGTAAAATAAAAATTGAATCTTTTAATATATATCTTTTAATAATAAATGTATGGTATTTTAAATGAAGTTTTAGATATAAGATATTTAGACAAAAACAATGAATATCAAAATAAAACAATAACAATTAATAAAAAAATAATATCCGATAATAATAACGTAAATGTATTAAAAAAAAATTTTGAAAGTTATTTAACTATTATTTATGATAACAATAGTTACTTAAACGAAGCATCAAAACAAAATTATGAATACATTATCAATTTTAACTTAGATAAAGATTGTATATTAAAATATGTTACAAAATATTTTTATTTAGATTATTACTAATGTTGGACGTTTGCCAATAGAACTAATTAAATCTGATATCGTTTCTTTTGTTTTATTTGTTTTGACATGAACTAATTGTTCGTCAAAAATAATATTAACATTATTTATTTTATTTTCACTAAACATTTTAATCATATCAACTACACAATTATAACAATGCAATTTAACCTTAAAAGTATAACTATTCATATTTATTTAAATATTATTATTTTTAAATAAATTATTTAAATATTATTATTTTTAAATAAATTTTAAATTTTAGTTACCTTATTTGCTTGTATAGAATTATTATGTAGTTTATTTATTAAATCTCTTTTACCTGTTAATCGAATTTCTGATAATTTAGGACAACTATGGCTTTCCGGATATCTATGTATAGAACAAAATTTCTTATCACAAGATTTACAATGACCAATAATTTTTAAAATTTTATTATTACAATTAGTCGTTTCACAATTAATCATCATTTCTTATTATATATATTTATTTTAACTTTAAATAAAAACAATTTTTTATTTACCTGTACTACCAAATCCACCACTCCCTCTAGACGTATTACGATGTTTTTCTACAATTGTAAAAGTAACTTCTTCGAGATTAGGTGCAACTAATTGTACATAACGATCACCTGTCTTTAATTGAAATGGTTTATCACTAGTATTATATAATGGTGCTTTTAACTCTCCAGTGTAGCTAGCATCACATAGGCCAATTGAATTAGCCATTCTAAGTGGTGTTTTACTAATGCTACTTCTTGGAAACATCATATAACTATTATATTTTTTAGCCCATGGACAATACCATTTAGATGACTGTAATTGACAACTAATTCCTAAACCTACCAATTTCATTTCTCCAGGTTCAATAGTTGTGTCCTCAGTTATATACAAATCTAAACCTGAGTCTCCTTTATGAAATATAGAATGATTCTTATACATTTGTTTAACGTTATCATTTTTGCATTTAATAAGAAATTTCATTTTTGTTTTGTTTTGTAATATATTTATTTATTAATTTATTCAATTATTTTTAATTTTTATTTTCTTCTATAATATTAAATCGTCGTTATCATGTCAAGACCTTTAGTTACATTTTTCGTCATTAATAGTGTTACAACATTTGTTATCAGCTATTTATATAATTATTATAATATATTATTTAATAAAAAACAACAAAAAGATCAAAATCTTAATAAAGACGGTGATTTAGAATTTATAATTAATAAAATTAAAAATTTAGAACAATCTATTTTTTTATTACAACAAAATATTGATGATATTAAAATAACATTTGAAGAAAAAAATAATAAAGTAATAGAAAGTAGTACTATTCTTAATAATAAATTAGAAGAATTTATACATATCAATTATGAAGTATTTGATTAACAAGGAACATAGGTATTATCCAGATATATGGATAAAATCTATAAACAAAATAATTAAAGTTAAAAGTTGTTATACTTATAGAAAAGAATTAATTAAAAATATTAATAAAGCATTAGCTACAAGAAAATTAAAATTTGATTTCGAATGTTGGATTTATACACATAATAGTAAAAATATTTATAATAAAGTTATTATTTAATTATTATCATCATTTCGTTTTAAAAATACCATCAAATTTGGAGTATTTTTAGGATTACCTTCAATTGTATCTTTAGTAGCATCGCTAAGGATTTTCTCTTTTAATTGTTTCATATTTAGATGTGGATACATATCTAAATAATGGTTCATAATACCAGCTAAAATAGGTGTAGAAAATGAAGTTCCTGATTCTACTGCATATTTATTATCCAAAACAGCACCGTAGTTAGAAACACCTGGAGAATAAATATCAGTACAAGAACCATAATTACTAAAGTAAGCTCTTTTGTCGTTTCTATCCATCGCATTAGCTGTTAAAATACCTCTAGCTGACGCAGGACTTGTATTTTTGGCATCTTGAGCTTCATTCCCTGAAGCAACTACTATATAAAATGTATCACTTGTTTTAACCATCTTTTCAACAACACGATTCATGATTCTGGAATAACCACCACCTAAACTCATCGACATAATAGAACGTACTTTTGGATTTTCTTTTTCTCTTTGAAGATGTCGTTTAAATACATAGTCCATACCAGCTATAACGCCTGAGGTACTTCCACTACCTTCGCATGTAAGAACTTTTACAGCAAATAGTTTTGAATCCTTACATACACCAGCATTTAATCCACCAATTTGACTTGAACAAAAAGTTCCATGTGAATTACAATCTTCATTAATATTATCTCCACTAAAATTTTCTAAAAATGTTGGTTGGTTATTACCAAATTCAGTATGTAATTGAACACCTGTATCTACAACATATGTTTCAATTTCAACTTCAGAATTTCTATGACAACTTCTAGGTTCAGAGTAAGCATAACTTCCATTTAATGGTAAATGCCGCTTACTAATTCTATCTAAATGCCAAGGAACAGATTCTTGAACCTTGAATTCAAATTCTCCAGGCTGTTGAACAAATATAACATTTTCATTTTCAACAAACTTAGGGTTAACTGAATAATCTTGTTCTTCTTCAATATCAAAAAGTTCTTCAAAAGTATCTGTAAATAAATCATAAATAATAGAATGAGTTTTATATAATATCAAATCATCAATTGTAGCTAAAACCTCTAAATAATGTTCTTTTGCAAAAGAATTGTAATTAAAAGTATAAACATGATGTTCTTTTGGAATAAGAATATAATTTTTAGGTTGAGCAAATCCAATAAGTAAAATAGACAAAAAAGAAAAAGTAAAAGATGTCATGTTTTGAATTAAAATTATTTTTATACATTTCAATTTTTTTTAAAAAATAAACATTAATAATAAATTAATGTTTGTTTATATATATTACAATTGTTTCACATTATCAATCCATCCCCATGCAATAATTGATATTCTACCTAAATCTTGTTCTTGTTTATCTTGTAAAATTCCGTGTCTCCAAATACCATTGGTTTCATTTGTAAACGAATATACAGTACCATCACTTTGTGGCATACTTATAACAGTTTTTGTAGTTGCATGTTCAAATGCTGCATCTTTAGTAATACCAAATGAAACGGCTACTGTAAAATTTTGAGTTAACGCTTTTTCTGATTTAACAGCAGATGCGTCAAAATGAAATGCTTTCCAATGATCTGGATCACGGTACCAATTAAGTCTTGTTGCTTTAATATCCATTTTAAACACGTCTTTTAATCTTGAAATTACCATATTAAATGTTGGACAGCGTTCTTTCCAATTTGAACGGTCATTTGCTATCAAATGAGTTCCTTCAATTTTATCATTACCGTGCCACATTTTTAATAACTGTTCTTCTGGAATTCCACAATTTTTAATTTCAGAGACTAATTTATTATAAATTTCATATTTATCAAAATCATCAAAAAGCTTAGGAGAAAGTAATACATCTCTACTAGTTAATTCAGGAATATCACTAATATAATTATGTTTAACAGAACGTGAATCTAAAACAATACGCATATCTACTGGTGCTGTCATTGGTTCAAAACATACAGTATTTTTTACCCGTTTATTTTTATTATATTTATCTTTATTACGTTTTGGTTTACCTTTTGTGTCATTAAATTTTGTGTCATTGTAATTATTTTTTTTGTTAGCCATTAGTCTCTGATTATGAGATCTTGTACAGTTATCACCATTTCGACACTCACCATTTTTCCAATAATAAAAACATACAGTATTATCGTGCAAAAATTTACAATTATTCTTTTCACATTTTCTATGCATGTAATCATTACACAAACGTGAATCTTTATAATTTACCAATGAAGTCTTAACTGTGTCTTCCATACTAATATTAATATAATGTTTATAATAATATTATTTTTAAATTTATTTTAATTATCGTCAACTTCTACATAATATTGTCTTTTTCGTCTAAAAAATACAATTCTTTTTATTACGAAATCAAAAATTATTAAATAAACGTATACTAAAATTGTTATTAATAAAACTGTTATAAAGTCCAATAGACTTTCAATTTGAGGTGACATTTTATCAAATGTTACTTGTAATGTTACAGTAGGAATATCTATATCTTCAATATTCATTTTATATTAACGCATTTATTGATTTTTTCATTTTTTTATTATATATTGTGATAAAAAATCTTTTGCAAGTTTAAAATTTTTTTCTAACAAATTAATTTCAATACTAAATTTTGTAAAAATATCTTCTGGTGCTAAATTGATTGATTGATTTTTCCACAAATATTCAATTCTTCCACCACATAAAGCTATATCATTTAAACCAATACTTGAACTCGATCCTTTTAACATATGTCCTATTTTACTACATTCTTCAAAATCTTTAATAGTTATAAGATCATTTAATTTATCAATAGAATTAAATGTTTGATCTAAATATATTTTTATAATAGATTCTAAAAATCCACCATCTTCATTATCTATTATTATTAATTCATTGAAAATTTCTGTATTAATAAAAATAGGGTGCATTATATATTTAATTAATATATTTTTTTTATTAATCAACTTTAATTTCTATATAAATAATAAGAGATTAGAGATTAATAATGGACAATTTAAAAAACTTATTTACAAAACAACACGGATCATTTTTTAAATCGTTACAATTTGAGACAATCGTTCTCTTTTTATTTATTATATTCTTTTTTACATATTATTTTAAAAATTCATATGGATTTGTAATTATATTAATTGTATTCGCATTATTTATATCAAGTTCTTACGTTGATGTTAAAAAAGAAGAACTTAGTGACTTTAATCAAATAACTTTAGCTAAATTACAAAAATTACAAAATTTTATAAATTCTGTATTAACAAATAAATTACGATCAATAAATAAAAAAATGTTAACACCACTAGAAAAACAAAAATTATACCAATCAAATGTTTTAGATTCACTTTATATCGATGCAAATATGATTCACTTTTTAGAATCTATATTACCGATGGCAAAATATAATGAAACACAATTCTTATTAATATTAAATGGTACAAATAATATACTTAAAATAAAAAATGAAATTGATACATATTACGAATCCAATAAAACATACCCAGAAAATACTAGCGAATTATTTCAAATGGCTAATAACTTGAAAATTAATGTCATTAATGATATTCATGAATTTATATATACTATTCCAAAAAATCAAATCATGAGAAATTATTTACGCGATATAATCGATAGATACTCTGTTCTTATTGGTAGAATATCTGATTCTATTCATGAAAGTTATAAAAATAATATTAAACAACGCGGTATCAATGTTTCCACGAATTTTGTATCATATGACGAAACTAAACCATTTGATCAACTATCTAACCATTCAACTATACCAGAATTAAATAATAATAAATTACAAAGATTCTATATATAGTTACTTTTAAAAAAGTAACATCAAAACCAATATGTTTTAAACGATTAATGAAATAAATCTTTTTATAATATCTTCTGACATGTAATTTTGTATTAAATTTTCTAAATATACCAAATTCTCTAAATCATTTTTTAAAAACATTTTCAAAGATACATACAATGTAAAAAAATCCCAATAAATATAAAATTCATTTGATGTTTTTTTATCATATTCTCCAATAAATGAGGTCCTGGAGTATCTTGGACAACTAGTAACACCTTTTCTATTTGTCTCAAATATATATGAATTACTAAAATCAATTATATAAAAACGACCTTTACTTAAAAATTTATCAGGATCAATAAATATATTGTGCAAATGAAGATTTCCATGTAAAAAATTATTTTTATTAAATTTCTTCACAAAACTATACAATTCATTTAACACAAATTTTGTATATGTTTTATTTTTCAACAAATAATTATAAACTGAAATTTTATCTGATACTATATATGTTAAATACTTATCTTGCTCAATCCTTATCTCTGGTGTAATTTTTTTATTTAATAATTTCATGTAAACTTCTATTTCCCAGTCATAAATATCTCTATCTATAAAATATTTACTTATATTATTATTACTGTCCTTTTCACAATAACATTGTTGTAAACAATATTTATTTAAATGCATACATTCTGAATCATTACTCCGTATAGAATCCCATGATTTAAATACATTTCTATTTACACTCTTATTATAATTCTTAAACATTTAAATTAATGTTTAAAAATTCTTATCTTTAAATTAAAAAATAATATTTCGTTTATTCTGTACAAAACGCGTATAACGGGTTATATAGTATTTAATTGTTATTAATTTACTAAAGCTCTAGCTTTAAATATACATGATACGAATCCGCTAATATTGGGTGTTGTATATTGTAATTGTCCACCTGTAGTTATATAAAATTCAATACCAGTATCGTCACCAACATATGTTTTTATAATTTCCCAAGATGTTCCTTTATTAACTCCTCTTATATGAAAATGCGTATATAGATTTGTAGTAGCTACAACACGCGCAGTTAAATAACAATCAAATCCCCAATAACCAGAAAACAATAATCCTGTTATATTACTAGCCACCGATTGATTATTATTTGCATTAAAACTAATAGATGTAAAAATATCACCATTATTTGGTGTCATATTTACCCCATTAACATTTAATGTTTGACAATACAGTGTTTTACCAATACTTGCCCCACCTAATGTTGTAAAAGTACCACCGTTTGTAATAGACCCCGCATCTGTACTATTTGAAATACTAACACCTCCAGCAATTAATACACTCCCAGATGTTACACTAGATGAATTACTGGTAGATACACTTGATGCTGAAGAAAATGTAATGGGAATGTAATCTGTAAAACTGACATTTGTTTTACCTGGATCTTGTACTGTTGACCCAAATTCAAATCTATCATTTAATTCATTAAAAATAATTCCAACAATTGGTTTATTATAAATATAAACATAATCTCCACCAGATGGATTTTGAGTTGTCCAAGTAGAAGAAATTGTTGCAATTTTAGTACTACCAGAATAACTTGTAATTTTTCTAACTTGATCATTACTAAAACCAGATGTCACTTTTATCCACCAATTAGTATAGTAATTGTCACTTGCACTTGCACTTGAATGTAATTTAATTTCCGTAGATGTTAACCCAACTTGACTTGGAATAGTCATTACTAAAGGATCTGTTGCATTTACTATATCACCACTAGCTGTATCATTATCCTGTTGATATCTACTAATTATAATACCAGAATCATTTGATCCAGCTGGAGCAGAATTTAATACTAACAAATTGTCCTTGATAACAGTATTTGTTGTATTTATTGATGTGGTTAACCCATTTACCGTTAAATTTCCAACGATTAATGTATTACCTAATACATTTAAATTTTTTGAAATAGCTACTCCACCATTAATTATTAATGACCCTGTACTTACATCCACACTTTCTGTTGTAGATTTCATAAAAACATCTCCACCTATATATAAATTCGAACCTATACCTACACCTCCAGCTATAGTTAATGCACCACCATCACTTTCAGATTGTGCTAATCGAGTAGTTTGTATAGAAATTCCACCTTTTATTATTATAGCAGCCGATAGAACACTAGAACTTGCAATTGTATTATTAAATGTTATAGCACCAGTCAAATATGAAATATTAAACGGTTTTTCTAGTTCATTACCTAAAGAATTATAACGTGATATAGAGAAATCATGTGAAGATAAATCTTTATCTAATGAAAAACGCTTAAAATTTGATGCGTCATATAAATTTATTACATTGTTACTATCACTATTGTAATTAGTCACACCAGATACATATTGATTTCCACCAATGTAAATATCATTTGTTATTCTTGCCCCACCAGAAGTTAATGCAGTATTTAATAAATTACTATTAGTTAGATTTGTTGCAAATAAGTTTGTTATTATAGCACTAGCAACTGTTATATTTGTATTAACAAAATTTGTACTTGTCGAATTTGTCACAGACAAATTACTTACAATTAGATTAGTTGAAGTAATATTTGTATTTAATAAATTACTATTTGTTTGATTTGTTGAAACAACATTTGTAATAACACCTCCACCTGAAGTAAATGTAGTATTTACAATATTTGAAATCGTAGAATTTGTTACATCAGCATTTGTGATAATTGCATTTGTAGAACTTATATTTGTATTTAATAAATTGCTATTTGTTTGATTTGTTGAAAAGATATCAGTAATTACAGCTCCAGAAGATGTTATATTTGTATTAACAATATTTGTATTTGTTCCATTAGTAATTAGCCCGTTTGTTATAACAGAATTCGTTGAAGTAATCGTTGTATTTAATATATTTGTAATTACACCAACACTAGAACTTATATTTGTATTTAACAAATTAGTATTTGTTTGGTTTGTAGAAAAAATATTAGTAATCATACCAACACTAGAACTCATATTTGTATTAACAAAATTTGTATTTGTACAGTTTGTCACAGCCAAATTACTTACAATAGCATTACTAGTAGTAACGTTAGTATTTAATAAATTAGTTACAACAGCATTAGTTGAAGTAATATTTGTCGTTACTAAATTACTATTAGTCGCATTAGTTAAAACGACATTTGTTATAACACCTCCACCTGAAGTAAAAGCTGTATTTATTAAATTACTATTAGTCGCATTTGTAGAAACTATATCTGTTACAACTACTCCACTAGATGTTATATTTGTCGTTACTAAATTTGTATTAGTCGAATTTGTTATAACTGCATTGTTTATTATAGTATTTGAAACCGTAATATTTGTTGCATTTATATTTTCAACAGCCAAAGATCCAGTTGTTAATGATTCTGATATAATAGTATTTCCACCAACACGTAAATTTTTACCAATACCAACACCTCCAGCTACAGTAAAAGCACCACCATTTGAACTATTTGTAACATTTTCTGTAGTATTTATACTTATACCACCATCTACACATAAAGAACCTGTTGATGAATTTAAACTAGATGTTGTAATATTTATATATAATGTTGAATCATATAAATCAAACCGTCTATTTATACCATCTGGACTAATATAAAAATGTTTATTACTGATATTATCTAAATACATTCTATTTTCAGTTACACCACCTACTACTATTATTCCATTTGATGTATCCATATTTAAATTTTTACCTATAAATATACTTTTCATAATACCTACACCACCACCTACAGTTAAAGAACCACCAGCTGTCATACTAGATGCCTCATAAGTACTATTAATACTTATACCTCCATTACTTACCAAACTTCCATTTAATATACTATTAGATATAGTTGTATTTAAAATAGACACGTCACCATTTTGTATTATTAAGGGTGAACTTTCAACAGTTATTTTTTTTAAACGTATATCACTCATAATTTAATTATAATATATAAAGATATTTTATTTTAAAATCTTACACGTTTTTGTTCGTATAGTAATAAAAAAAAAAATAATAATAATTTATAAAATAATAATTATTTATATAATGTTTGAAAGACCCATATTATTTTATAGTAATTATTGTATACATTCCACAAATTTTATAAATTCTCTAATAAAACATTTAGAAATTTACGAATCGTTTATTCGTATAAACATCGACGTTGACCCAGAAACAAAACGTCGACCCGAAGCCTTTTATGAAATTCAATCCGTATTAAATATAAAAATTTCAGAAATACCTACAATAATAGTTGACAATGGTAAATATGTATTAACAGGAAAAGAAGCTTTTAAATGGTTAAAACATCAAATTGATAAAATTGAAGCTGATAGAGAATTAACTCCATTTAATCCTGTTGAAATGGGATCATTTTCTGATTCGTATTCTAATTATGGTTCTAATGATATGAATAATGCAAGAGAACAAAGTTTTAAATTTTTAAATAATACAGATGATAAAATAAATACTCCTCCAGAAAGTTCTGATAAAATTTCAAAAGACGATTATACAAAAAAACAATCTGAAAGAGAAAACTTTAGTAATATTATACCACAAAATCAAAAAGTTTCAACACCACAACAAATACAACAAAAACAATTTGATAAATCATACACTTCTAACAAAAGAGGTGGTAAAATGTCAGAAAAACAAAAAGATTTCGATCAAAGATACCAACAAATGATGATGGACCGTGAAGCGCCACTAATTTAAAAGTTAATCAATATATTCTAGTTAAATTAATTTCTAATTGCGATTTTAATATTATATAAAAATATTTTATTTTATTATTATATAATAAATAATGAAATTTTCTGCAAAAAAATATAACTCACGCAAAAAACAATCTCCTAAATATACTTCAATTAAAAAAAAGATTTCTGTTAAAAAAACATCGCCTAAAAAAAGGACTTCTGTTAAGAAAAGGACTTCTGTTAAGAAAAGGACTTCTGTTAAGAAAAGGACTTCTGTTAAAAAAAGAAGTTCTGTTAAGAAAAGAAAAGTTAAATCACATTATCGTATGAGAGGAATGGGTGTTCTTCTTAGTATGTACGGAGGAGCAGGTGAAGCTTTAGAAATGGAAGTAGCTGAAAAGAAAAAAGAATTATCAGAATTACAAGCTCAATTAGCTGCAGAAAAAAGTGAAGAACGACGACAAAAAATTAAAGAAGCTATGGGTAAAGTAGAAAATGCAATCAAATCATCAAAAGAAAAAATGAAACAATTATTACAAAGTGCATCCGAAACTGCATCTAAAGCAGCAGCAGCTTTAAGTCCTGGATTTAAATCATTAGCTGCAAAACTAAGTTCGGGAATTAAATCATTTGGATCTAAAATAGGAGAAAAAGTAGATGAATTTAAAGAACGTCAAGATATTAAAAATCTTTATGCTGAAAAAGCTAAAAGAGATATTTCACAACTTAAATCCGATAAATTACTAGAAAAAATTCAAGCACGTAAATCTCCTAATCCACCTGCTTATTCTTAATTACATTACTTTTAAAAAAGTAATATCAAAACAGGGCTCACCTTACAGAGCTGAAGCTCTGCTTCGGCGAAGGTCACGCCTGCAACCAAACTACTATATACACTACTATATACATTTTAATAGTTTGGTTGCAGGCGTGACCTTCGCCGAAGCAGAGCTTCAGCTCTGTAAGGTGAGCCCTGTTTTGATATTACTTTTTTAAAAGTAATGTAATTTAACAAGTTTCTATATCTTTTGTTTGTACACTAGAATAAATACCCTTATAATTAGGTAATTCATATCTATAATGTACATGTCTTCTTAACAATTTCTTTTTTATACCAAATTTACTTACATAATAAGGTGATGGGCAAGAAATCTTTATATTAGCATTTCCTAGTTGGTCACTAGTTGCAATACCTGAATTTAGATAATCTTTGTATGCAATTATCGGATTTTCAAATGCCACTTCTGAGTTTTGTGATGCCCAATAAATAACAGTTGTATTAGGTGGTAAATTATTTAAATTCACATTTACCATATTTTCTTGCCATTGCTGATCTTTTTTTGCAATAGGAATAACAGCTGGACCTAAAAATGGAAGATAAAAATCTCTATTAAATAAATAATATAACGCTATACCAATAAGACCAATATTAAATACATTTGATATAGTTTTATTCGTTATAATATAATCCATTAAATCATCGTTATACATTTTTGCATAGCTGTAATTTAAGACAATTAATAATATCAACAATTTTGAAAAGATTTCGAAATACATATATAATATATAATATACAAAATTAAAAAAATATTTTTATAATACAAATGTATTATTTATATCCATGTAATTTTAGAAAATCTTAGATTATTATATATTTTTTAAATCAATTTTAATTTAATTTTTTTTAGAAATTTAAAAAATTGTTTATTAATAATATATCAGAAATGTCTAATGAAAATAATAAAACTAAAAATTTCATTATAAAAGATCAAATTCAAAACTATTTAGATTTAGAAAAATGGTCTCTTTTAAGAGACATTATACTGGCTGTTTTTATTTATTTATTCTATATTAATGCTGATTTTAGTATATCCATAACTGTTATAAAATATTACATAACTTTACTAATAATAAGATATTTAATATCTATAACTACAATACATAAAAATAAAAACGATAATACAAAATATTTTCAAATCAGTGGTCATTTGAGTTTATTTATGCTCTTAATTTTACTTTCTATACAAGTTAATTTATTTAATTTAAATATAAATAAAGATATGGCTTGGATATTAATATTTTCATATGCGTTATTAAATATAACTGTACATAAACATTATTCATCAGATATTTTGTTTACTATGTTATTAGTATATTATTTATACACAAGCACTTATTTTAAACAACTTTTTATAGAATAAACATTACTTTTGTTACTATTACTTTTATAAAATTTATAAAAGTAATTAAAATTAATTAAAATTAATTAAAATTTCGTTTAGATATTTTATTATTTATTGTAGTTTTTCTAAAGTTACTTTATATCTCACTGAATTTTCTTCGTGAAATGTACTTAATTTATGAACACCACCATGTAAATTCAATACAATTTTTATTTCTTGTATTTTGCTATTAATATAATCTTGAAAAGCTTGGGATTTATCAGGTGCGTCTGATTGTAAAATAACGTTTGCGTCAAAATCATTTGTAAAATAAAATTCGTAATCAAAATCAAATTGGGACATTTTATTTATAATATAAATCAATATAAAAAAATTTTGATTTAACAATAATATATATATTATTAAATTACATTAAATTGCATTAATTTGCATTAATTTACATCAAATTACACCAAAATTTAATTGTATAGTATATATAAGGACATTAAATGACAGATATTACAAATTTAATTTTTGATAATATTCCATTAGGTATTCTTAATTTTAATTCAAAAGGAAAATGCTTTTATGCAAATAAATTCATGTATAATATATTTGGATTAAATTTCTTAAAAGATATAAATATAAATTTTTGTAAATTATTTAAAGAATCAATACACAAAGATGATATACAAAAAGAATTAAATATATGTGATAATTTTTTATTTAGTTTACAAAATACAGAAAGCATTTCTAGAATTTACAATAAACAAAAATCCGAATATCGTTATACCCTTATTAAACGCGTTTTTTTAAAACAGATAGAAGAAAAATTACATTATATCTATGTATTTCAGGATATCCATGAAAAAAAACAATTAGAATCACAACTAAAAACACAAAATTTAAAAAATACAACATTACATAAAGACGATTTATCTTTACTCTTAAATATGAGTCATCAAATAAGAACACCATTAAATGGTATTATAGGAATGTTAACATTATTGGAAGACACAAATCTTTCTACAAATCAATTAGATTATATATCTATGGTAAAAGAATGTTCATTTAATTTAATAACTATAATTAATGATATTTTAGATTTTTCTAAATTACAAAATAATAAAATTACATTAAATATAGATCAAGTTAATATCAAAGAATGTATAAGTATTGTAAATAATATTGTTTTACCTAAAATTTATGAAAAAGGATTAAAATACAATTTTAAAATAGATAGTAGTATTCCACATTATATAAATGTAGATCAAATTCGCCTTGAACAAATTATATTAAATCTTTTAACAAATGCTATAAAATTTACAAACACTGGTAATATATCAATTAATATTTATACAATTTCCTTAGATAAATATACGTTTTTAAAAGATAAATATTGTTTAGATTATAATACAATTGATGGCATACAAAATATCAAATTGTATATACGTTTTGATATTAATGATACAGGATGTGGGATAGATTCTAGTGATTATAATAAACTGTTCAAGTCTTTTAATCAATTCAATCTTAATAATATTTCATCACAAATATATGATAGTACTGGTTTAGGATTAACTTTATGTAAAGAATTATTAAAATTAATGAATGGATTTATATGGCTTGATAATTCTTCTTTAAATAAAGGTTCAACTTTTTCATTTGTTATACCTATTGAACATAAATATATAAATGAATCCATAAATGAACAAATAAACGAATCGATAGACGATTCTATTTTAAAAGATCTCTGTGTATTAATAATAGATGATAATTTACATAATAGAATTTCACTTACAGGTATGGTAACAAAATGGGGTATGAAGGCTTATGCATTTGGTAATTGTGAAGAAGCTTTGTGTTATACACAATTATATAAATTTGATATTGGTTTAATTGATAGTTACATGCCAGAAATGAATGGTATAAATTTTGCCATCAAACTTAGAGAACAAAAAGAATCGTTTAACAATAACATACCATTAATCTCTTTATCATCTTCTGATGATAACATCACAAATAGTTTAAATTATTTTAAAGCATTTTTATTAAAACCAATTAAAGAAAGTGAACTTAAAAATAAATGTATGTCTGTTATAAATTCTCTCCACCAACATACACAATCTCAACATAAACAAGACAATAATATAGAAGAATATTATAAAGATCAAATAAAAATTTTAGTTGTAGAAGATAATTTAGTAAATTCAAGAATACTTGTTAAATTCATAGAAAAATTAGGATATAACAACATTACTACTGCTAGAAATGGCCAACAATGTTTAGATTTATTTTTAACAAATGATTATGACATAATTTTCATGGATATTAAAATGCCTATAATGGATGGAGATGTAGCTTTACAAAAAATATTACAATATGAAAAAGATAATACAAATAAAAAAAACCCATTTATTGTATCTATATCAGCATATAGTAACAAAGAAGATAAAGATAAATATTTACAAATTGGATTTAACGATTATATAATTAAACCTATAAATATGTCTAATTTAGAAAGTATTTTTACTAATTATTTTAATAATTCATTATTGTAAACATTTTTTAAAATTACACCACATTTCTTGATCTAAATATAATTTATACATATTTTTACAATTTAAATCTTCACATACTTTTTCAAACTCTATATTATATATATTACATATAAATTCTAAAACACATTTATTCTGTTTTATTGTTAATGTATTATTTTTAATATCACCACACGCATCTATTAATCCTGATATCCACATTTTTGTAAAATTTAAATTATCTTTTATTATCATTGGTATTTTACCTTTATCATTTAATACATTCCATAATTTTAAATTTTCTATAATGAATGGATTATAAATACTTATACTATTTATATTATTAATATTATAATTACTCTTCAATTCATCTTTTACATATTTTAATCGTAATACATTATCGTTTTCAATAATTAATACATTATGTTTAATACAAACATTTGAACCATTAAAAAACCCTAATAAATAAACAGTATTTTCATTTAAATACAAAAAAGATTGAGATCTTAATTTATTACTTACAAATGATTCAATTTTAATACCAGTATTTCTTTTTTGTAAATAATCAACCCATTTTTGTATTAAATCTTTTTTATCCATAGTATTCATTATAATTTTATCATTGAAAAAACTCCAATTTAATTGTGTTTCTGATATATGATTAGATATATTTAATTGATTTGGTCTAATAATAAACCAACATTCTCCACCTAAATTCTCAATCATCTTTTTTTCATTTAAAAAACGACAATCTCCTATACAAAACTTCGTATCTTTATTCTTTTCTAAATGTATCATTGTTTTATTAACATGCCAATTTGGATTATATCGTCTTATAATATCAGTACCTAATATTTGTAATATTTCTCTAATTGACTTAAATGAACTTAAATCACCTACATCCTTTGTATTTATTTGTAATTCTTTAGCAATATATTCCGTTTGATTTGATAAATCAAATTCCATTTCTTTATCTTTTAACTTTTCTAAAGTATCTCTATTAATATCTAAACATTTACATATTATATCTTTTAAATTATCTGCAAAATAAATCACCTTGTAACTATATTTAGAACAAACGTCTGCCAATTCTGTTTTACCACTTCCCTTTCTACCACTAAAACTAATTATTCTAGGTAAATTCATCCTATCCTACTATTTATATTAGAAAAGAAATTAATATAATTAATATAATTAATATAATTAAAATAACTAATATACGCATTATTTTAAATTTTTTATTATTTTATTTGTTATTTTATTTGTTATTTTATCGAGTCTTCTAAAATTTCTTTAATTGTAATTAATTCCAATTCTGCTTTTAATAATATGTCTTTTCTATTTACAATATCTCGTTCCGATTTTTGTATCAATTTAATTATATAATCCACTAATACAGAACATCCAGAATAATTTTTTACAAGTTTATTATATTTTTCATTTAATAATGTAAATTTATAAGTCGGAACTGTTGTTTTTATCATAATATCATATCTCGTTTTCATTTCGTTCATACTCTGAATTATAATATTTTCACTATATTCCGTCTGTAAATTTACAAATTCAGTTTCTAAACAATTGTATTGTTCTTTTAAACTATTTAACGATTTTTGTAATTTTTCATTTTCTCTTTTCAATTCAACCAATTCTTTATTTCTATCCATATTTAATTTAATTAAACATAATTAAATTATTTAATTAATATCAATTACAAATATTTAATTTATAATTTTTATTATATTTTATATTCAATTCTTTAGCTTTTTCATCGTAAGCTTTAGCAGCATCTATTTCGTTTTCGAAATTTCCTAATCTTATAACTTTTTTATTTAACATAATCTGCGTATTAAATGTTCCATTTTTACATTTCACAACACCTACATATCTACTTGATTTTATGTCTTTATAAGATTTTTTTAATTCACTGTATATATTTTTTTCAATGGTTACGTAATTAGGTATATCATTTAGTATATAATTTGTGTCATAATTATTATTAAAATACAAAGCTTGTTGATTATACATTTTAGCACATTCTATTTCGTTGTCATTACTTCCTAGTGTAATATGTTTGAATTTAAATCTCATATTCGCCACAAATGTTTTTCTAGTATTATCATAATATACACCTATATATTTTGAAGATTTTTTCTCAAATACCAAATTTTTATTCTCTTCTGGAATATCTCTAGGATTTGGAATATAACTATTAATTTTATTTAAATTATAATTTCTATTATCATTTATATTTAAATAACTTGCGTAATCATTATAAGCTTTTGCTCCATCTATCTCATTATCGTAGTAACCTAAAAAATAAGATTTATAATCTCTTACAAGATCAGCTCTCCACTTTTTTCTTCTTTCTTCCCAAAAAACTCCAGTATAAATTCCAATTTTTTCAGTTTCTGAAATTTTATTCTCTATTTCATTTTCTTCATTATTTTCAGGTTCTTGATTATTTATATCAACAAAATTATCACCACTTTTATATTGTTTTATAAATTCTAAACATTTAATAATAGTATTTACTGCATTATCTAATTCAGTTTGATCTTTAAAAAAAAACCACTCTGCACGTTTTTTAATTCTATATGGTTTTAACATCAAATGTATAGTTTTTTCAGCAGAATCCACATCAACAGTTTCAAATTGTCTATCTATTAACAAAGATTTTTCACTTGAACTTACATTTAAACCACTAATTCTATCTATGGGGTTTTTAGATTTACCAATTTTATATCTACCTAATTTAGCAGTTTCTTTTATAATATAAATATATCCAGATTCTCTAAAAAAGCCTTCTGTTTCTGGTTTAGTTTCTAACATTTCTATTTTTTTTTGTTGTTCTTCTAATTGTCGTTTTAATTTATTTGATTCATTGAAAATAATATCATCTAAAATATTTCCTGCCCATTTACGAAACTTTTTAGCTATTTCCTTTTTACTATTGTAAAGTAAACGATAAACTCCTTGTGAAGTTAAAAATAAAGCCTGTTGAGTACCACCTTCTGGGGTATAAGCTTTCCTTAACCCCCGCTCATCTTCATCATAATTTTGTATAGAAACATTAATATTAGACAATTTCAAAGCATTACCTATATCACTTGCTCTGAACCAATAAATTTTTTTATTATCTATATTTTCCTCTATAATAGATATAGGATTATTTTCAAAAGCTTTTACTATACAATTTGGATTATTCTTTTCTGTCATAGGCTCTAACTGGTTATACCCTTGTATGATATTATATGTTTAAATTAAAAACGCATTTAATTTAAATAAATTAATTATTCTTTATACCATTCCATATTATTATTTTTATAATTTCTTGATTTATACAAGTTCATAAACATCTTTTTAAGAGCAGAATAATGTGGTTTTTCATTGAAATCTAAATTTTTTACATATTTTAAAAAAACTACAAATTCTTTAGACATACCTGAACATAAATCTTCTTCCTTTGTCGATTCCTTTTTCTCACCTATTAATCTATATTTTTCTTTTTTGTCTTTATGCTTGATTCCCATCCATGGTAATCGTCCCTTATATAGATAAACCAATATATATGCTATGGATTCTAAATCATCCTTTCTAGATTGTTCTTTTTGCCTATGCGAAGCTATGCTACTATATCTCGCAGTTCCAACGAATTTTCTAGTATTTACCAATGGTATATGTTCATTATTTTTTGTAAGATATCTTTTTGATAATCCAAAATCTATACAATATAATTTATTTAAATCTTTGTATCCAATAGCAAAATTATCTGGTTTTATATCTCTATGTATATACCCATGATTATGAACATGCTTTATTATATCTATCATTGTCACCGCTAATAAAACAATGGTTTTCATTGCTATCTTTTTATGTTTTTCTAATAAACTTTCTAAACTTGGACCTAATAAATCCATTACTATTATTTTTCTGTCATTTTCATTGTCTTTTATAATTTTCATTTCTGCTATTCCATTTTCTCTACTCATAATTTTTTTATAAATAGCTGCTTCTTCTATTAATGACTTTTGACCATCTCTTTCATCGTTTTTTATTGGGATTTTTAAAGCAACTAATTCCCCTGTCCGTTTATTTTTAGCTTCAAAAACATCTCCAAAAGAACCAGAACTAATATATTTTGTAATAGTGTAATTATTAATATCTGTACCGATTAACTTAGTTATCGTATTAATATTATCTTGATTATCCATTACATATAGCTATATAAAAAAATATAAAAATCAACCACATTTAAATTTTTTGTTAATTAATATTAGTAAGCAGAATTAACACTTGGAGAATAAATAAACATATTACCAATAAACAAAGTTGGCTGCATATTATTATGTGCAAGACTATTTCCTGCAGTAACAGTAGTAATACCTGTTGTATTTGAATTTACTGTAATATCAGTAGTTGAATTTCCTGTAGTTTGATTATATTCATCATTATCAGCTCCATCACTAAATCCACTGGGACCATTATCACCTGCTTGATTTTGATAACCATGAGTATGTCCTGGATCCGTAATACTAT